GTATGGGACCTGGGGGCAATGGAGGAGGGGGCGGTATGGGACCTGGAGGCAACGGCGGTGGGGGCGTCCCTCCTCCCCTGCCATCTCCATTGCGCACGGCTATTAACAATGCAGGCGGTGCTGCAAATGCCGTTCAGACGGTGGCGCTCGTCCCGGGTGGCGCGCCAGAGGTGGCGAAGGCGGCGGAGGCGCTCAATGAGATGGGCGGCAACGTCAAACTCGCCATTAATGTCAAGGGTGTTAGTCCGGCGGCGATCAATGCCGTCAAGAAACTTGGGGGCGTCTCACAAACCGTCAAAGTTCTGGAAGGTCTCAATACTCTCGCACAGACTCCAGCGACGCGTAGACGCAAGGCGGCCAAGCCTCGGGCCCGACGCCCGAAGAAGTCCCCGATCCGTCTCACGGAACTGAACCGCGTCATATCCGCCGTGAAGAAGCAGAAACTGATTTCCCTCATGGCTCATAACATCACGCGGACGAACAACATCCATCCAAATGATGAGAAGCTCAAGAAATATTACCGCAAGGTCATGAAGTCTTATTTACTCAAAAAACCATTCGCAACCATCGTCAGGAAGGCGGCGAAAAAATAACCCAAGTAAAATATAAAATGCCTATGAGCCCAGCGATTATGGCTCTTTTGGCGTGTGTATGCGTGATGATTCTGGTGGGGGTGACCGTTGGTATTTACTTTGCAATGAATAGCGAAGAGGAGGCCGGATCACCTGCGGGAACCCCTGCACCCGCCACTGATCCACGCTCAACGGTTTGGACAACCGGACAGAAGCTTCAGGGTGACCCTCTTGAAATTGGTACGGCCGTCGTTCCTCTGACCACCCAGCCCACCTTGCCAACAACAGCGACGTACTCCATTTCCATGGATCTCAATGTCGCCGCCACGCCCTCCAGTTGGAGGACTATATTAACAAGTAAGGATGGTTGTGATTGGAATAACAATGCCCCAACTCAAAATACCCGTCGCCCGGTTATTTACATTGCAGGCGCCGATGTGGGTGCAAGAGTTAATCAGTTGTGTATAAACCATACAGATTCCGGCAGTAACTGGCAAGGTGATGGGTCTAAGCTCAACGGTGTGGATAGAACCGGACCTGATTTTACGTTTGGAAAATGGTTTAATTTGACGGTAACAATGGATTCGGCTTCCAAAACAGGTAAATTATATATAGATGGAACACTCAAAGGTAATTTCACAGCCCCGAACGCTTTTGCCTGGCCGAGCCCCGCCACCACCTGGACATGGGGAAACACTTGTTACACTAACGGTGGTCGTGATACACAGTCTGTTAAGGTGGCGAACGCCTACTTTTTCCAGAGTGTTCTAACTGATGCCCAAGTTTCGAAACTCGTCGTGCCAAGCGCCCCAACAACCGGCGTCCCAACAACTTCATACTATACTCCAGAACCCTATTCAGATTCGGGTTTCATGAGCTACTAAAAAACGTGTCACGTGAGGCCCAGGTGACCTAAAGGGTACCCCATTACCAACATGAAATATGGACTCGTTCCCTTACATTCAGAAACTTAGCGCGATCCGTCAGCAACTCGTGGCGGATCCCACCCGTCCGGATCCTTCATGGGTCCGGATCACGACCATCACTATGATTTCTAAATTTCTTCAGGAAATTGACCTCAAGAAATTTAAAGAAAAATTCAAGGAGCTTGGGTCCGTGACGGTCCGTCGCAAGGGTTCCAAGTTCCGTGGCTTTGAGTGGAAGATGAAGGACACGGCCTTTTATAACCAAGTGACCATCGGTTACGAGGATGCTTACTCGCGCAAGAGTATCAAGATTTTCGGGAACGGTGCCATCCAGGTGGCGGGTTGCTCGGACCTCTTTGATTGCCGCCGGATCCTCAAGCAGCTGGCTTTTATTCTGGCCTCGGTTCTGGAGCTCGAGGCTCCCCCTCCGGTTGCTGACGCTGACGTCAAGATGATCAACACTAATTTTTCTTTGAATTCATCTGTAAATTTGAACAAAATTATTGCCAAGTTTGCCAAGGTTCCTGGATTCAAGGTGACTTTTGATCCAGATCGGTACAGTGCAGTCAAGGTCAAGTTTGTTCCAGGGGAGGGCATGAAGCAGGTGACGGCCAGCATCTTCAGCACGGGCAAGATCATAGTGACGGGTGCGCAGACTCTGGACGAGATTGCACAGGCTTATAAAATTTTGAATAAAAATTTGGAACCGGGGGTGTTCGTCAAGCCGGTCACCGAGCCCGAGTTGTTCGGGACGATCATGGGGGCGACTTTTGAGGAGTGGGTCCGGGTTCTGACCAAATAAAATGTGAAACTAAAGTAAATGTCCGAGCGCATTGGTATGGCCGATGGTCGCTGCATCACCTCTTTTGATTCCAACCGCATCATGAACGATATGCTCATGTCCAAGGAGGGTATCGCCTTCCAGGATAACTACAAATGGCGCGCATTTCTCCAGTCCAAGGGTCCCGAGGCTCTGTCACTGCCCCTGAAGAACGCTGCGTGCCGTAATGGTGGTCCTAAGATTCTCGTAGCGGATGAATAAAATATTCACAAACTATAAATGCCCATGAGCACGGGTGCAATGGTGGCTTTGGCGTTCTGTGCATGTGTTGTTCTGCTGGGTATAGCAGTTGGGATATACTTTGCAGTCGCGGGCGGTGAGGAAGACACGACGGGGACCCCGCCAGCACCTTCACCAACCGGACCACCAGCTCCAATTAATTTATTAACTTCAGAGACGACGTTCTCGCAGGCCAACCCTGACGTCGCTGCAACTACCCAACCCACGGTGTCCCCAACCTCCAACGTTGCTTTCACCATATCCATGGATATGGATATCGTCGCCCCAAGCCAAAATTGGCGAGAAATTTTCCAAAACACCATAAATGATAGCTGGAACGGAGCACCAGTTGCAACTGGAAACACTCCACTAATTAGTATAGTTCCAACCACCTGGTCTCAACGAGTGAATCAGGTTCTTTTCAGAATGTTATTGGATAATGATACTCAGTTCGAGGCGTTCTCAGCCGCCTTTGTACCAGGTACATACACCAAGCTCACCGTAGTTTGTAATGACACTAAGATCACAGTCTATACTAACGGTCAAAAGGGTGAGGAAGTGACGGCGCCAGCTGGACATAGAATGAAATGGCGAGCAACCAACAACTTCACATGGAATCCCACTAGTCAATATTGGATCGCAGGAGACACGGTCAAAGTGAAGAATGGTAAATGGTGGAATCGTGCACTGACTGATGCAGAGGTGACTGCACTCGGCACCTCCACCTACACGCCCCAACCCCTTTCTATGGGCACTTCAGCGTACGAGAAAGAAGGGTTCGCCGCCTATTAAAATATTCACAAACTATAAATGCCTATGAGCCCGGCAATCATCGCTCTGCTGGCTTGTGTGTGCTGTATGGTTCTGGCGGGGGTGGCTGTTGGTATTTACTTTGCAGTCGCGGGCGGTGAGGAAGACACGACCACGCCCTCGCCAGCGCCTTCATCAACCCTTCCTTCAGGATCAATTACTTTACTCACAACAGAAATTACAGGAGATGATACTCATCAAAATATAGCGGCAGCAAACACTCCCACCGGATTATCAGCTAGCACCCCTCCGAGCTATACACTTTCAGTTCAGTTTTATAATACAGGAGACGGTGGAGGTTGGAGAGAATTCTTCAGCAATCAGGGCGGGGACACCTGGGATGACCCCAACAATCGTCCATTCCCCGGTCAAAGAAACCCATTGTTATCCGTATTTCCAACGCCAACAGGAGCTGATAAAAATAAGGTGTTAATCGCACATAATCTGTCAAATGGAAGTGACATTGGTGTGGGAACAGCAACTCCATTGGCTTTAAATCAGTGGTACACACTTACATTCACTGGAACGGCTAATAAGCTCACCATATACGTCAATGGTGTGAAGAACAATGAAATCGCCGCCCCCGCTGGAACTACATTCGTAATGGCCAATACGAACACATTCAAGTGGGTTCCAATTACCTACGCGGGTTTCACTGCAATTAAACTCAAAAACGGTTACTGGTGGTCGCGGGTACTCACCGATACTGAAATTGCTCAAATTCCCAACCCGACCGCCACCTCAACCTACATGCCCCAGCCCCTTTCCATGGGCACTTCCGCGTACGAGAAGGAGGGGTTCGCCGCCTATTAAAAGTTTGACACAATTTTAAAATAGAATATGAAAGTCGTGATTGACGGGAACATAGGTTCTGGCAAGACGACGCAGCTCGGCCTTCTTGAAAAAAAAGGCTGGAAAGTTCGCCGAGAGCCAATAGATGATTGGCCTCTCGAAGAATTTTACAAGGATCCTAAGCGTTGGGCATTCTATTTTCATATGGTAATTCTCCAGACGCTCAGGCCAGTGAAAACCCAAGAGCCGGTCATTTACGAACGGTCCCTGCTCAGCTCCAGGTGGGTCTTCTGGCCGGTTCTGTTGAAGAATGGGACGGTCACACCCCAAGAGGATGCCACGTATGCAAAGTTTTACGACCAGTACGCATGGTACCCAGACGTTTACATATTTTTGTCCAAAAATCTAGACCTGGCATGGGAGCACATTCAAAAGCGCCATCAGGCGGGTGACACGGGTGTGACCCGCGAGTACCTGGGAGAACTGGACGCCGAGTACCAGAAACTGATCACAAATGTACCGTGCAAAGTCCACATCATCAACGCCAATCGGAGCGTGGAGGAAATTCACAACGAAATTTGTAGGATCTTATCAGAGAATGAATTGTTCGTCGGTGACGCTCTCCGGGGCGAAATGCAAAAAGAAGGCGGTCCAGGACGGCAAATGCCTTGCACACCTTTCACAAACCTGTGCCGTCTGTCTTGAAGGTACCAAACGGTCGGACAAGAAACTCAAGTGCAAGCACGTTTTCCACAATAAATGTATCATGACGTGGTTCGAGACGAGTATAGAGTGTCCTCAGTGTCGGATGGAGCAGGATGACGATCCCATAATAATTTTTAGAAAAAATGTGGAAGAGAACATGAGGGAAAAATATCGGGACGCTATCAAGTCCCTTGAGGCCGAGGTCCTTAGGGCGCGTAGGTCTAGGTGAAAACTAATAGTTTCAATAAATTAATGGAATGTGGGGCGCTTACTTTATCAGGAACCCCATGTCGCCAGAAGCTTCGTGAAGGTCAAGAACGCTGCTGGCAACATAGAGGGACCGCCTGTTCCGTCTGTCTGGCGTGTATGGGCGGTCAAAGCGCAACCCGTAAACTCGCATGTGGTCACGAGTTTCACACCCGTTGTCTGGATCGCTGGAAAGCGAGTTGTACCGGGCCAGACCCCACCTGTCCCATGTGCCGTGAACCCTTTGATGTGCCGACGTACAGGTGTCGGCTCATCATAGAGCGGGTCGCGAGTGATCCACCAGACAGACGGGTGACCAATTTTGAAACTCAAAACGTCATGTCAATCGTAGAAGGCTTTGGCCTTGATTTCCGTACACTCGTTCCTGGAAACGCTGGTAGATTTTACACAGATATTCATTTTGATATTGAACCAACCGAAACTCTTGAGGAGGTCCTGAGGGAATTGGGTCTACCAGTACCCAATTAACGCGTCTTGTTATTTCCCGTTTGGGCCACTCCACGCCGGACGCCATAGGCTGAGCAAAACTTCGTGTAATGGAACCCAGGTTTCCACGAACGATTTGACCGTCTGGGGTCAACTATCGTCTTGCCCGAGGCGTCAATCATGAGGGGGCCAGATGCCCAGCCCTGCTTGTGGGACCACAGGTTTACGGGGAACTCTATGATCTTACCAGCAACAAGGCGAGGGGCGGTGGTCCGGTTGATTGAGTTGAGCATCTTGATATTGGCATTATTTGTAGCAATCTTACCGTCAGTATTGGACAGAGGGTTCTTGTATTTTTTGGTTGCCTCTACGATCACGGCGGGCTTGACCCGAAAAAAACGCGCGAGTTTTGCGACGGTGTCGCCCGGGCGTATCTTGTAGCGCACTGCTTGGTTTTGAACGTACCAATGAAAATCTCCAGTGGAATTTCCAAAGTCATTCGAGGGCGCCACGAAGCACATGACCTTGTAATATCCAGGCTTGGGTTTGGCAGATGGGCTCATTTGGTATACGTTGCCTGGATTGTCGCTCAGGACGCGCTTGACGATTCCATTGCACGTCGTGAAAGTCAGGCCGTTTGACCCGATTCCACTACGGTTCCCAGGGACGCTTTTGGATGTGCGCTTTGACGAAAAGCTCCCAAAGGCGTAATCGTAACAATTGTCGTGATTCACACCCGTCCGGCCCCAAGGATCCCAGGAGAAGGTCCGTTCGGATCCGGAAAGTGGGAGGGACCGTGTGCGAGTGGTATTGGTTCCCACCTTCTTGACGGGCGTCTTTTTTTTGACGGGCGAAGATTTTTTCACCGTCACCATCTTATTATTTGGCGCGGTTTTTTTCTCAATGACTAGTAAAAATGCTGAATATTATCCAGTCGCGTACCCAGAAGGAGATGATTTACAACCTGATTGTGTTCACGCTGTTCGTTGTGATCATGACCGTGATCATGCAGTTCCTGTGGAACAGCACGCTGGTCAAGCACATCTCTATCCTGCGCCCAGTGGATTCTCTGCTCCAGACCTTCCTGCTGGCGCTGGGTATTGCGCTGTTCCGGCTCTAATCAAAAAGTCTCTACGCGACTTTCCTCAAAGCTCGGTGTAACCGCTCTTGACAACGTTGTCGACCATTAGGGTCGGGAATCCATTTACAAATTCAGGGCACTGCTGATTTTTGCAATCAACGAACTCATATGGAATCCCTTTATCCTTCAAGTAATCCTCTTGCTTGACGCACCAAGGGCACGTTTTTGATCCATAGACTATTACGTTCCCCTTGTCTGTAGGCTGCTGAGTATACATCGACTTTCCCTTCAGAAGTATTATTACAATTCCAAAAATAATTAAGCCCCAGAAAATATTCACACCGAGTTCGCGATTGCTCATCATTTATATTACTAACCGAAAAGTTTTTTGGCAATATTCGCCTTTGAACGAAGACCTTTAGTCTTGATACCTAAACTCATCGCCATCACCAGGAGTTCATCCATTGAATAGTGGAGATTGGCATAGACCCATCGGCTGGTTTTCTTCGATAGGATCTTGGCGCGGCCCGAAGAGGGGCTCAATTTATAATTCGGAATCGTGGCCTTCACCTTGGGCTTTGGTGGGCTTGGGGCCTTGGGCTTGTTGTTCGCCTTCGGCTTGGGTGGCGGTCCCAGAGGGCTCAGAGGGGGTGGGAGGTTGTTTCTGGGCTTGGCCTTGGGTGGTTTGGGTGGGCTTGGTGTCTTGGCCTTGGGTTTGGGAGGTGTGGGCGTGAATGGAGGCATGTTATTCGCAAGGCGATTTTGGACCCGATTGATCGCCACCTTGCGAGCCTTGTTCCATGCGTTATTGAAACCCGCACCAGCCACTGCACCCTGATTGGTCCATATTTTTGTAACTAATTTGTTGAATTTATTTGATTTGAGAATTGTTGGGGGGAGAGGTTTGCGAGCCTTGGCTGGAACCGCCGGGCCAGCCTTGGCGGCCACAGGTTTCTTTACGTTCATCGCCGCCTTGCCCTTGCCCTTGGCCGCGGCTCTGACCGCCTGGGCCCGAGCTCTCGTGTTGGGGCTGAGCTTGAGAAAGTTGGCGGCCGTCATTGCGATGAGCTCGGCGTTCGTGAGCGTCTTTTTTGCACCCACCTTGCGAAGACGCGCCTTGGCCGCACGGAGGTTTGCTGACGTCACGAGGCGTTTGGGAGCCCCAACCTTCTTGAGGCGGCGCCGCGCCTCTGCCAGATTTGGCGACGTGACGAGCTTCTTGCCCTTGATATACGGGGTGTGTGCAATCTTCGTCAGGGAAGGGAGATCCGTGGACGGGTCACCATATTTCAGTCTCCACTCGGAGATGTGGGTATCTTTGGCTCCTCTGTACCCCATCGGAACCGCCATATTCAGGAAAGTCAGGGTCTGTGGATACTTGGCGGCACCACCGTGACTGATAGCCCACTCTCTAATTTCATTTAAAATTAGATGATGATCGTACCGAGTATCCGTCTTGGGACCTACACCCCATAAGTTCGCCGTCTGCGTCCCGTTCGCCTTGTTCACAGCTGGATTCGTGCCGTTCTTTTCCAGACGGGCCCACCCGAAATCACCGATGAGGGGACCACGGGCCGACATGAAGATGTTCTCCAGGTGCAAATCGTTGTGGTTGAAGTGCGGGTGAGCCGCCTTGATCTTCACGAGGGTGTCTACAATCCGAGCAATCACTGCTCGCATACTGGAATCAGATGGTTTTGATTTGTCCATCCAACTCTTGAGGGAACCTTCGGGGCAGTATTCCATAAGGATAATAGTCTGCTGGGACTTGTCGTAGTTGGCAGTGCTCTGCACATTTTTCATGTCAATTTCAGCGGGTTTGACGAAGTTCGGGCATTCAAGAATCTGATGGACACCCACGACACCATCGGGCGCCGCTTCTTGTGCCGCTTTGTGAATTGTGAACTCGACTCTAGCGGGTTGCTTCTCGCCTGCACGTTCGGCCCGGCGGTCATGGGGCGCCACCTTTATCGCAAATGGATAGCGGCCGTTCGTGTAACGTGATGCCAGAAACACGATACCTTGACGACCCTTCCCGATGACTTTGCGCTGCTTGAGGGTCCGGGTCAGTCCGGCGCATGTGAATTTCCAGGGCGTGTACTTGCCCTTGGCTGCATTCGCGTTCACGAAGTAGTTGGGCTCGTTGGGTGGCGCACCGAGGAAATACTCTTTGCCCTCTTTATTTATAAATTTGACCATCTTCTTACCATTCTTCATAACCTCAAATGGCTTGAGTCCGGGGACCACAGGGCCCTTTTTTGGCCTGAAGCGATTTGGCGCGGCCACCTTTTCAGGGTGGGCCTTGAGCCACGCAACCGCCTGCCCTTTTGTGATGATGGTTTTGGGGATATTAATCTCTGTGTTGCCAGCGTTGCTACGACGAAACACATAGTGACGACCATTTCGGTTAGAAATTGTAAATTGTCTGGAGTTTACCCAGCTCATTATATCTATTACACGCATTATAATTCAAAGTCTGGGATCTTCTGGATCACAAGTCTTTCAGACTCGGTCTCACTCCTCATCAACGCTGACGTCGCTGGACTCGTCCGAGCTCTCCTCGACTGGCTCCTCTGCTGGGGCGAGAAAAGCACAGGGCTTCAGCTTGTTGGTCGGCGCGAACATAACCTGATGGACGCGCACGGACACGCCGACGCCAGCAGGAGTACGCCAGATCTGGTTCAGCTCAACAATCGCACTTAGGGACTGACCCTTCTCCAGATCACTCAGAGGAACCGGCTGACGCTGAGCGTTGTAAGCCTCGGTCGCAGGCGCGCCCGTCTTGATGTCTGTGATCACCTTGAGGTTCAGAGTAGGTGCGTAACCCTCCTTGGAGCTCGGCTTGATGGGGCTCTTGTACATACCCTCTGCGATAACCTCGCGGGACATCTTCTTGCCCAGAAGCTCATCGGAATGCTCGGTAATGTAGTCCAGCACACGGGCGTCAAGCTTTGCGAACTTCTCCAGGACCTCAGGCTTGTCCAGACTCAGAGGCAGGCTGTAGCTCACACGACCAGATGCCTCATCCTTGAACTCACTCAGACCAAAGGGAGCACGCAGTTGAGGCAGCTGGAAGATGAGCTTGCCACCACCCACCGCGTTCAGATACACCGCCTTGCCGCCCTTGGCGTTCTTGCGCACATCGGAGAAGGTCACGTTGGAGGCATCGAAGGTGTTGAACATCTGGAGAGCCATTTGCTTTGTTCTACTGTATACATGACCAAGCCCTTTATGTGACTTCCACAGCATACCAATTTTTTTCAGTCTCTAGAGTAATGGATAGGTTGAAGGAATTTTTCAGAGGATTCATTCGTGGAAGAAATGGTGCCCTCAATGAGGCGCGTAAATTGCGCAATAATGCATCGGGTAAACTCAAAGGTGCCCTTACCGAATATATTATGGAAGTTCAGAAATTGAACAAAACTGCCAACCTACACAAATTGATGACGGACCCCAAGAATAATCGGACGCCGGCTTATAATAAAAGGATAGGAAATGCCGTTGCAAATATGGTGAACGCATCTAAAAATGCAATTTTCGCATCTAAAAACGCCAATAATGCAAGGAGGGCCAAGGAGGCTGCGGCCAAGGAGGCGAAGGAGGCCAGAGCAGCCAATGCGGCGGCGGCGGCGGAAGTCAAGAAATTCACATCTGAATACAACAAGAATAGAGCGGCGACGGCGGCGCGTTCGATTGCAAATGCGAAGAAAAGTATGAAGAATAAAGAGGCGGCCGCGGCGGAAGTCGAGAAATTCGCAACCGCGTCAAACAAGGCCAGGGCGGCCGCGAATAAACTTGCGGTCGCAAATGCGGCCGAGCGTATGAGATGGCGGAACGCAAAAATATCAGTCCAAAATCTGAACAAGATTCTGAAGGGCGTCAATACATTGAGTTCTATTGCCCTTCGGACTAGATGGATGGAAGCACGAGGTGTGACGAATAAAAATAGTAATAACGCCAAGGCAAAGGCGGCGGCGAATAAGGAGATCAACAATAAGAGAATATTTGGCAAATCCAGATATAGGGTCTTATGGGAGAATATTCTACCACTTCCGCCCCCCCTTCCTCCCAAACCAGCCCCAGTCCCGGTCCCTCCCAAACCAGCCCCAGCACCGGTCCCTCCCAAACCAGCCCCAGCACCGGTCCCTCCCAAACCAGCCGCCGCAGGCAAACCAGTCGTTAACGTCAGAGGGCGAATGAACGCTGCCATTCAGAATCGCAGACGCATATATGATATGTTATCTGGTATGAAAAGCCCACAAAACAATGCAGCCATTCAGGATTTGACTAGCCAACTTGCTACAGCGAATAATAAGATGCGTACGACGAAAGCATTGTTTAATAAGCTAGGTAACTCAACTAATATAACACTTGAAGAACTAAACTCTATTTTCGCCCATCTCCAACCCGGCGCAAGTGTGAATAATCGCGTGAAAGCATGGAGGGATGTGCGTGGCCCAAGCCTGACGGCAAATCTTCAGAGTGCCATGAGCCTCGCCAACAGCAAACTCAACAAAAAGCGAGGTGCGTTCAGGGGGGCCAAGTACACGAATGTATGGGCCGAGCTATTGAAGCCTCCAGCTCCAGCTCCAGCTCCAGCTCCAGCCCAGCCACAAATCGATAACAAATCCGTCGCCATTCAGAACACGAAAGGCCAGTCCACTCAAAATATGATTAATTTGACTCGCACAAAGAACGCGTCTGGTGGTTACAGCAACTGGACTTTCAAAAATGCACGGGTGAACAAAGCCAATTACACTATCATGAACGCAAAGGCGAACACGCCCGAGGTCCGTATAACATCCAAGGGACAACTTGGGAAGTTACTGAAAAATTCCAATAACGCCAAAGTGAAACAAATGAATCAATCCACATTAAGTTCCCGTGTATCTCAAATTAGGGACGAAGCTAGTAAAGCGGGTATTAATATAAAGAAGAACGCAGCAGTTGCGGAAGCTCTAAAGCGTCTAGCTGAACGGCAGGAGGCTATTAGACGCCAACATTTATGGATCCCTTACACAAGGAAGAATGGAAAAATGTCGGGCGAGCGGGTGCATCTGAGTCGCAAGACGCCTGCAGAGAGATGGTACATCCGTGACCAGTCTATCAGCTATAGATTTAAACTAACTGGAAACAATACCAATTACCCAACACTTGAAGAGAAACCTTGATTTTTTTCCCGCGTATAAATAACAAAAGATGGGAGGCTGGTTCAGTCGAACACAGGCGACGACCGCGTTGAAAAACGCCAATACCGCGGTCCTCCGTAACGCACTTGCCAAGTACATTGTGGCAATCAAGAACACGCCAAACGCGAACCAGGCGCGTCAGATCATGAACGCCAATGGAAATTTCCTCAATGCGAATGGCAAACCCGTGTCGGCGGCTTATAAAAACAGAATTGCCAATGGGATAGCGGCCGCCGCCTTCAAGGCGAAAGCATCAGTGAAGGCGGCCCAGGAGGGTGAGATCCCAGAGGGAAAGGCTGCGGAGGTGGTTAACAATGCCGCCGCCAAGCTCAAGAATCTTAATCAGTTTATGAACAACCACGGTTGGAACGGCACTCTGAATCCGGCCCTGGTGCGTGGTTATTTAAGTCGTTACAATAGAACTAATGTGAACGAGAACCATCGCACGGCTAATGCGGCGCGCGCAGGTGGTGCTAGATACGGCGCATTTTTCAATTCTTTCAATCAGGTGAAGTTGAATAATCGGATGAACAAATTGAGTTCAAATATTTTCAAAAATACAGGGGTGCAAGTAACTTCAGAGCAATTAGCCAATAAATATATACAGCTCTATAAAGAAAATTTGAATAGGAACAGAGCTACGAACAAAAATGGGAAATACATGCGGATATGGACTATAGTCAATGGTAAAATTTCCCCCCAGCAGCCTCCAGTGAATACGAACGCCAAGGCTCGTGCCGCTATTAACAGACTCTGGAATCTTGCTGGTACCGGACAGAATTCAAATAAAAATAATAAAATACAAGCGGCAATTGTTCAGGCAAAAGTTCAGAAAGTTGGCCGCCAACTGAACTTGAATGGCCTTAATAGAGCGCAATTAAATGCGATTTTAGCCGCCAACAACTTCAAACCCCGCACCAATGCAAATGGAGCAAACAAGAACCGTCACGTGACCCGTGTTAAGAAGATTCTCAACGGTCTTTACGCAACAAACTAAACACGCCCTCCTCCACCCGACCAAACACGGGGGGCTTTAGACAACGCCAAGCACCGCCTTCTGGATTGCGTTTACCAGGGTTACCATCGTGGCTATCGGTGGGAGTGCGAACAAATACTACATTCAACGTCCCAAGTGCCAAAATTAAAAACACGTCTTTGAAGAATCCACTATACAACGGACCAAGACCCAACACACCAAACGTGTCTTCCACGGTGAATCCAACGTACCTCAAATGGAGCAATCAGAACAGACTGGCTGCATTGAGAACGCAATATGGAGATCCATCAGCTCCAGAGCCGACGCGAAATGTTGCGATGGCCGGACTTGCTCTATCAGGTATTCATGCCGCTGGGCGGGCCGTTGGAGGTCACGTCGCCAGAGAAGTTGCGAAACGCCAAGCCGCCATCCGTGGTGCACAGTCCGCGGCCAGTACCGCCGCAAGACGGGCCGCCACGTCAGCCGCGGCTCGGACCACTGGAGTCGCACCCAGTACAGCGGAAAAAACAATTCAGGCTTTGGGTAAAGTCTTGGGACACTAGATTAATTTCTAAATAAATAGTACTAAATGGATATTGACTGGACCAAGAAGGTTGTTCCCTTTGTGGTTTTCTTCCTGGTTGCTCACCCCGAGACCTTCAAGCTGACCCGCTCCATCGCGGGCGGCTGGGTCGCCAGCACGTACGGCGTCCCCACCAACCTGGGTCTGCTCCTGCACGCCCTGGTCTACGTGCTCCTGGCCACTTTCGCGTGGCGTCTGGTCTACGGCAAGAAGGTGTCCAAGTACCACCGCCCAGACACCCACGCTGTCATGGATCCCTACCCCATCAGCGACGAGTGCCAATAAATTCCCAACTAAAATTAAATGTCCCAGCTCAACTTCTATGTGATTCCATTCCTGGCCTATGTCCTCGTCGCTAACCCAGCGACGTACAAGGCGGTCCGTGGAATCCTAGGCGGTTGGGTCTCTAGCGCAGAGGGCCTGGCAACCTTCCCAGGCCTTCTGCTCCATGCTTTAGTTTTCGTTCTTCTTGTGGGTTTTCTGATGCCCCTCGTCTCTGGGTTTGAGACCCGTGGTTCTCAGCAGGCCGAGGAGTACAGTCACTGGGCCAAACGCAATGAGGTGGCCTAAACGCACGCCGGTGTGCAATCGGATGGTTTGCACGCCCATTTGTATCCATTCTGTTCAAAACCACAGAAAGTTGCGTTATCCTTGGATTCAATTGATTGATACTGTTGATCAACGGGGCTACTTCCTGGTGAACGGACCTTGTTATCAGAAATGCATTTACACGCGCCGGGTGGAATTATTATTTGTGATTCAAGATTCGCATCATTTGATTTTTGAGATGGTGTAAAATAAGGAACTATTACGAACACAATCAAAAGTATAATAGAAATAATTACCAATCCACCCAATACTAATAGTCCCGAATCTGCTTGTGGTTGAGGTTTCGTACCATTAACAACGTTCGCCATAATATCATTTCAGATATAAAAATTTAGAAATCCTCATCAAACCGGATGGCGTCGCCTTCGGTAACCATGTGCTTTGAATAATCCCCGACCCGCTTCTCGAAGAAGTTGGTCTTCCCTTCCAACGAGATGGTCTCCATCCAGTCGAAAGGGTTTTGAGAACCAAACAAGGGTGCGACCCCGAGCTGAGTCAGTAGTCGGTCCGCCACAAACTCTATATACTGTTTCATCTCCTGTGCATCCATGCCGATGAGTTTACAGGGCAGGGCGTCAATGATGAATTCACGCTCCACGAGTACCGCATCCCTAACAATCTCCCGGATCGTCTTGGGATCCAATTTAGTTTGTAAATTGTGGTACAGGGTCACTGCAAACTCCTGATGGAGACCCTCGTCCCTGGAAATCAGCTCGTTGCTGAAAGAAAGACCAGGCATGAGGCCCCGCTTTTTGAGCCAAAATATAGCACAGAACGACCCCGAGAAGAAGATTCCTTCCACGCACGCGAAAGCTATGAGGCGCTGTACAAATGAGACGTCAGGACCCATCCACCGCATGGCCCATTCCGCCTTTTTCTTGACGGCCGGAACGTACTCTATACTCTTGAAGAGCCGCGCCTTCTCTTCCGGATCCTTGACGAGTTTGTCAATCATCAGGGAGTATGTCTCACCGTGGATTGACTCGTTGAAACCCTGATACGCATAAAATGATCGGGCCTCTGGAATTTGAACCTCCTTGGTGAAATTCAGATCCAAATTTTCAAACACAATCCCGTCCGAGGCGGCGAAGAATGACAGGACCATCTTGATGAAGTGGCGCTCTGAATCATTTAGGCGGCCCCAATCCTTGAGGTCGGATCCGAGGTCAATCTCCTCGACCGTCCAAAAAGACGCCACGGCTTTCTTATAGAGTGCCCACAGATCCGGGTACCGTATAGGAAAGGTTGTGAAACGTGATGTGCTTGGCGCAAGAATTGGGTCCATTGTTAATTTAGCGACGGATTTTTTTAACGCATGGCAACTCCAGATGGGCTCTCCGCCACTCGAGGTGCAGGACTTGGGGCCGTGCATGGAGGTCCGGTCACTGGAAGAACATTAGCTAAAATTATAATCAAAATAAGGATGCAAATCGCCCCCATGAAGAATGATCCCATTCCCAGCGCCAATGAATTAGTGGTCTGGGGTGGTAAACCTGCCGCCATCTAACATAAGGAAACAAAAAGTTATTACTTATATGGAGGATCTTGTGAAACACGCTGCTCTCCGTCTGAAAATTCACAATGTCCCAGGGACCGTTATTCATCACCTCGCCCTCCTGAAGCGTTCACTTGATCAGAAGGGTACTAAGACCGTTATGGTCAAGGGATGGTGTGTTATTGAACAGACTAAAGAGGCATGTGAACACTATTGGCTTCGGGAAGTTGAAACGGGTCTTGACATGGACCTGGGGTTTGCAGTCGCTAAACTTCGTACGCCCGAACTCTCAGCCCTGCACCCCGTTCTCTTGGAGAGTCTTCCTCCGGGATTGACTCGCTCAGATTCGGAGGAGACTCTGATTCGGGCGGAGAACTGTCGGCTCTACGACCTATTCCTATCTGACCCCAAAGCGTTCTGGCGCGAGTCCCCTCGGGAAGTGACGGCTTTCCATATGAGGTGAAACTCGCTTCAAGGTCTATCGATGATCGTTTAGGCGTCAGACTCGCAACCGCGGCCGATGCGAGATTCATGAAACTCATGGGTTTGGGAACCGGTGGTTGTTGCCCGAGGGCTAAAAAGTTCTGAAGCTTCTTTTCAATTGGATTCGCCTGCTCAAGAGCGGCGTTGAATTCGCTAAAGCACTCCTGCAGAAATTGCTGACCAACAGTTCCACGCTGATCGCGATCTATGCTCATCTCCTTGGAAATCTTGAGAGCCAGACGTTTCATGAGGATACCCGAACGCAGCGCGTTCGCCATCTTCTCGTTAATTTTCATGTACAATTGGATAGATCCGAGAATACCCGTTCCGGCTGATAAAATGGCGTTCAGTATACTGACGTACGTTTGAGTCAAGAATTCATTCAAAGAAATTGCAGTGAGTGCGTTGACGGATGATATGATTAAGATAGGTATGTTAAACCGAGAAGACAATGTGTGGTAGTACTGATAGTCTTTATTAAAGTATGAGTGATACGCATTGCACTGCATCTCAATCTTTTTAAGGAACGCCTCTTCCTTGTCGTGCCATGGGTCTTCCTTCATCTTACCATTGGGGCCTAAAAAAATTTGTCATTTTCCGCAAATTCCACGATGCTGGAAATACGCGCGGGGAGCCGAGTCTTGACGCTCTTATACACCATACTAAACAGAGGGTTACTATTTGTAATCTTAATCTTTTCCAGAAGGCCCTTTTCCGGACGAATCTCAATCATGAGTTTCAGGAGATGGACAGCCGTGTCTGAATTTAGTTTTGAAATTGGAACCCCCTTGAGATTCAGCTCGATGATTTCCTTGAGACCGTGCTTCTCCACATAATCATCGAGGTGTTTGATGACCGGCTTGATGGTCATCGAGAACTCCTGGGCCTCCAGCACAGTCTTGGGTTGGCGCTCAATGTACTTGGCCCCCAGGAACTCAATGTACAGGTGGCGACCCTGTGGGTAAAAGACGAGGAGGTCGCTCATATTCCTTGTTGTTTTTTGCGTCTGCTTTTTTTAAGTTCAATTTTTAATGTGGCATGAACTATTGATAGTGTTGGCGACATTTTCATTTTATTTCAAAAATAACGAGGGTCGATGGGTCGCAAGAATTTTGGGAATTGTATTTCCTATTTTAATTTTAAAATTAGTTCCAGCCCTTGACAAGCGGGTCCGTCTATTTATCATGGCAGTCCTCGCATGGAACCTGGTGGATTTTCTAAATATCGCGATAGGAGAGCCTAAAAAAAATACAGAGTTGGTTCATAGATATGCCAATCCCACGAGTGACGCATCAAGTGTGGATGCAAGGGTGGGATCAGTTACCCCAGAAGTTTCACGGGAATGTGGAGAAGCTCAGGATTTTGAACCCGAAATGGGAACACAGGACCTGGAATGAGTCGCAGCTGAGGTCAGCATGTGAAGAGTACGGCCCCGAGTGCGTTGCCCGTTTTGACGCTTACGAGGTCATGATGCAGCGAATAGATTTTGGTCGGTACGTGGTTCTGTACCTTTATGGGGGCGTGACGGTCGATTGCGACATGGAGGCTCTGAAACCTCTTGACGAGGTACCGGACATCTCCACTGCACCACTCATCACGTGCAAAGCAAACGACTCTACGATCGAGACGAGCATCGTCACGTATGGGCACGTCAAGAACGATGATTGGTTTATTAATAGTGCATTCGTGTGTGCAGAGCCTGGAAATCCAGATATCAAACGGCTTATAGAGACGTGCATAAACGACAAGACGCGCAACCAAGATTACTGGTCCAAGGCCTACTTTATTTCAACGACGACAGGTCCTATTCGCATATCGACTGTTCTCAAAGATGCGAATATGACGGTCCTGTACCCCAATGTCATCGAGTCAGAGTACGAAAATCCCATTGCTATATTTATTCACGACCACCAATTTAGCTGGACCGACTCTGTGTCAGCGGGGGTCGTCAAGGGTTACCTGTTCATAAAAGAACACAAGTTGGTCTTTATTTTATTGATACTTCTGTTGGTTACCGGCGTTTTTTCAAGGTTTAAATAATGTTGTTATTTTTCAGTATGCACTTTTATTGTATAAATCTGGAAAGGCGACCAGATAGGAGAGCGTTGGCGAAAGCGCAGTTTGAGCGCGAAGGTCTCGATGTCGAATTCGTAAACGCTTTTGACGGTAGGAAACATGCGCCTGAAGATTTGATGATAGAAAAGGGCACATGGGGAAACGCTATGAGCCACAGGCGCATCTGGAACGATATTGTTGAAAAAGGTTATGACATGGCGGTCATCTTTGAAGATGATGTGAACCTTTCTCCTAATTTCAAATCAAAAATGGACGGCCTGATCAATGAGGTTTCTGATATTCGCTGGGATCTGTTGTATATAGGACACTATTTAGCAATTGATAAGGGATCCGTCACACCCAATGTATTCTATGGACGTCCTCTCGGTATCCATGCTTATGTCGTGTCTCGAGCTGCGGCGCAAAAGTTACGGACCTTCGATCCGGCCGATATGGATATGATCTTGGATTCTGTACTTACCCGTCTTCCCATCATTCGTTTGGCGGCCAAGGAACCCATCGCTTTCCAGTCGGAAGACGGAACCATGCTAGGAGCCCTTATCCGTCAGATGTTCGATGGTGACATCGGTATTCCTAAAACCGACTGGGAACATCATGGAATCTACTGGTCAACACATATACTCGTTTTTACACTACTATTAATACTCGTGATGCTAGGATTGCGCTTACGATGAGCATCCCCTGACCACCTATTGGATTTCCATAACATGATACTTCACACAATTCCTGAATGTCGAACCAAGGTCGGAGAAAAGGGAAAATCTCACATACAGATTTATTCAATATGATCATCTTCTCTTGCTTGTCCATATTTTGGATTCCGAGTTCTCGCTCTTCATATTGCCCTAAAATATGGAATGGTAGCATGTGAACTAGCCAAGTAATTGGGATGAGCCAAAATAAAATAATGGCTGCATGCTGTGGACCCCAAAACGATCCTAAAAGCATGTATGCCCAAAATAGTATATGTATACATATAACCAATTTTAAAAACATTATATATTAATTTTATTTTATTATTGTTATCATGTTACGCATGAAAGGTGGAAGGAACCCACGGACCGCTTCGACCAGGGTGTTGAAGAAATCACCCCCACCTTCCACTTGGCAATTTTGAAGTAAAATACAATTCTTCGTGTGTTCATAGACATTCCATATGATGCGCATCATAGTGATGGGCTTGATGTTCCGAACCTTGACGCCCGATAGATCGGCTGAGCACACCTGCTTCAGACCGCGCTCTAGACACAGCGCCTGAATTTGGTCAAGAACTGGATAAAGCTCCTGACAAAACTCGTCTGTGGCTTCAGTAGTGTTTGGCTGCAACTCTATGAGTTCACCTACGAGGATGTCCACGTAGAGAATCTTGGCCTCCTCGTCCGGTTGGAAGCGGAGCCAGTCGACCATCTAATTCTAATTTAGGTTATAAAAACACAACCATGTCGCGGAAGTACTTGGGTATGGCGAGGCTTATGGGCTGATAAAGCATCCTGAACACTATTCCCGTATTCAGAAACTCTATACGCCTGAGGAGGTTGTCTTCACGCGTATACTCCACAACCTCCCGGACTATACCAACAATCATACGGAACCTGTCTATGTTCACTATTCCTGCACCTGCCAGGTCCGCCTTTATAATCATATCCTTGGCGTTGTCACGGATATCCTGTATGATGGGTTTGAGTTCCTCGAGGGTCACACCCTCCTCTGGATAGTCCTTGACCACCAGTGTTACATGAGCCTCTGTATATTTCCATTCACATTTCATAAAATCCATCTAACTTAAGTATAGATTTTATGAAACGACTCGCAAACACAGTTTGCTCCTTGCATCAGGTGGGGTTCGAACCCACGAGGTGAAAACACCACCAGATCTTAAGTCTGGCTCCTTGGACCAACTCGGACACTGATGCGTAAAAATTACCCACGGTGGGGGTCGAACCCACAACCTCCCGCTTAGAAGGCGGGTGCACTATCCAATTGTGCTACGTGGGTTGCCCCAACCGAGGATCGAACTCGGATTTTCGGCTCATAAGACCGATACACTAACCAATTATGTTATTGGGGCACGGGGAAGCTTTCGCTCCCCAAACTTACAAAGACTTTTTTCTTTAACTAAAGTAAGATGGGCCATGACCTCATTCGGACTTTGGGCGTCGCGTGGGTTGGCATCGCTTGCTTCATCTTTGCGTTCTTCGTTTCCAGACTTGTTGACAATTATACACCAAAATTGGACAAGACCAAGCCAAAATGGATGACATTCATGGAGGTTTGTATTCAGTTTGGATTTGTGGGGGCGATCGTGTACGGTGCCCGGATGTTCATCAAACGGATCCCCTTCCCCCTTGATGGCGTGGGAGGTTATACCCACTCTGAACTCGGTGAACTCCGAAGCCTCCCACTCATGGTCTTTATTTTCATGTTCTTCCAGGTGAGGACACAGGAGAAGATGAAGTTCCTGAGTACTTGAAGCATTCCCACAGGTGGCGGGCGTGTCTAGGTGCCGATAAAGCCGAGAACTCGTCTATCGTGTACTCATCACCCATAGACCGGTTGCACTTTCCACAAATTGGTCGTAAATTATTGATATCAGTAGCACCTCCTTTACTTTCAGGGACATTGTGGCCCACCTCAAAATTGAATGGCGTCATGACGTTTTCACACCACGTCACGAGGCACTTGTGTTTGAAGAGACGATCACCGCACCAGAGAAGCCACACCTGTTCACGCAGTGCTGCCGGAATCCTCGCTTTCATTCATAATCTTAGAAATCTTTTCCTTAAACTCCTGATTCTCACCGCGACCTGGAATCTCATTCACACCTGATTTGAGAGCTTGGATTTCTAGACGTGATAGGGTAATTGACCCGAGCCGAAAGTCCTCAAAGGCCTCGCACGTCGCGGGGCACAGAGGCTTGATCAGATCGTAAACTTGGTTCGCGAGGTCCCGGATCTCCTTTTGAGCGTGGTCGTCTATACGAAGCTGCAGAAAGTGAAGGAGGTTATGAAGATTAATTTTCCAATAAAATTCAGTAAAGGTGGATTGGGGCAGGTGGATCCGGGCCAGTTCACGGGAAACACCCTTCTTGATCAGTTCCTCGTACGTATGGAACGCCAAGTCACACGAAGCCTTTTGCTTCAAGACCAGAAATTCAGAGTCGGGATAGGGCTCCTCACCACCCTGGCCGCGGTTCATGGACTGCTTTCGGAGCTCGTCTGGCAGAAAGTATTCGTCTGGTACGATACTGTACCGGGCAGAAAGTTCATTCACACTGGCCGTACGGTGACGGAGCCACTGACGCGCCACGAAGATGGGTGCGCGAATATGAAACTTGAATTCAACCATCTCAAACGGTGTGGTGTGCTTGTGGCGCATGAGATAGCGGATAAGTGCACGGTCATCACTCACAGACTTGGTTCCGGCTCCATAAGACACTCGCGCAGCCTGCACGATGGCTGCGTCACCGTTCTCACGGGGCATAGAGTCTACAAGGCGGACGGCCATTTTGGTTTTTCAACGTTGCGTTTTTTTAAGCGGGAACCGAAGGCCGCTTCAAAAAACGCTCTCGGCAGGAATCGAACCTGCGACATTCAGATTAACAGTCTGACGCTCTAACCGACTGAGCTACAAGAGCACGGGCCGAAGCCCACAGGTTCCAGGGAGGATCGAACTCCCATTACGAGATTCAGAGTCTCGTGTACTGACCATTATACTATGAAACCTTTTCTGACTTGGGTGATTCGAACACCCGACCAGCGGAGCTACAATCCGATGCGCTACCACTGCGCCAAAGTCAGACCTGAGGACACCCGTTCCTGTTATTACACAACAAAGAATTATTCAAGATTTAACGCACCTAGTTCATCGTAAAGATCCTCTTGACGCCATGGATGCCACTTCGGCATCCTGGGCACTGCTCCTTATTCGCGGTCCTCATCCAACACGTATCGCAAATGACGTGACCACATGGGTCAATAAAACGGTCAACAAGTCTGTCCATGCACACAAAGCAAGTGAATTTTCCGTACCTCTCCGCACCCGTGTCCATCAGCACCTTCTTCATCGCCTCCAGTCGGCCTGTAACCTCCCCGCAGTGTAGAGTCAGGGCCGAGATGCCCTCTTCTGACTCGTAGTTGTCTATTATCTCTTCGAGCTTTTCTTTTAAGCCTGGAGAATTCACATTCTCTGACATCATTTTGATAACATTCAATTCTTCCCTCTTCTCATTGAGTTTAGCCAGGCTGCGAGTCAGTTCAGCCCTGGTCTTTACAAATTCTGTTTTAAATTTACCAAGTTCTCCAGCAAAGTCATCCCATACGGGCCCGAGGTCACATGGTACGACCGGTACAGGATCGTGAATGGGTCCTAGGACCGTGTCTAGAAGACTACGGGCATCCAGGTAGGCGAAATTCATGATGTACTAAATAAAAATGTCCTTAACTATTAAATGCTGGCCCCTGCCCTGATATTCGTGACGGGTCTTGCGATTCTCGCGTTTGGTCTCCAGTCCTTCCTGACAGCCTACAGACGCAAGTTCGCCAACGAGATGATAAAGGCGGCGACCCTGATGGTCATGGGCCTGTTTCTCCTGTATTTCTGGAGCACGATTGCTACTTCGTCTTCGGGCGGATACAACACCAGAGTCGGGTACTAGGGGTGTCTAGTTCTGAAATAAATTTAAAAATTGAACCGGTGAGATCAGATTCCAGTAGAGCGTGAATTTCCCTCTTGAATTCATTACCAACCTGATCATCAAGTACAAACCACGTCATAATCTTCTTCGCGTCGTCTTCGGACAGGCCGCTCGTCTTGATCTCATCCACCAGATGCACGACGGTCGTGAAATGTTGAGTCTTGAGATGATTGAAGACGCGCTTCAGGGTGATGCCCCGGGTACTATCAAGAATGTCCTCGATGCTCGCTCCAGGCATCAGGGCGGTCACAGCCTTTACAAGGGCCGCGTCCACAATCTCCGACTTGTGTACGAGGTCTTCCATTTATTTTAATGTGTTATAATAAAACATGGCTATTGATCTTTATACAATATTCCTGGGCCTCTTCGTCCTGCTCTTCCTGGGTCTGGGCGTTTCCAACTTTGTGGAGACGAAGAACGAGCAGGATCAGACCATGGGCCGCCCATTTTTTGCGTTTTTCTTCATCATACTTGGACTTGGGCTAATTGTATATAAAATAAGCAACCCTTAGAGTAACATGGGTTACGTACATCTCCTCGGGCAAGTGGATGGTGTGTGGGTCTCCAAGGCTTCACACCTCGAGGGAATTATGAATCGGATCGCTGAAAGGTGCGGGTTCACAGTCGTGGGCCGATCCTTTCACCAATTTGAACCACACGGAACGACGGGAGTTCTCGTTCTTTCCGAGAGCCACTTTAGTGCTCATACTTATCCTGAATTGAACAAGATTTACATTGATGTTTTCTGTTGCTCTCCAGATTTTGATCCTGAATCCACTTCCAAAATTATTGAGAAGGAGTTTGCGGCTGGTTCTGCACGGTGGGAGGTTGTTTCCCGTTAATTTATTTTAAAATTCGTTTCGACTCCAGGGACCGTGAACGTCCTTGGGGCCGAAGCCCGTTTTTTTGGCGAGTGATAACCACCCATTTTGAGATAAATAAATACAAGCCCACCCATCAATTTGAGAACGCCAGGCCACCCATGCCAGACTGGATACGCAGGATGTTGTAGTTCACTGCGAACATCTTCTGCAGAGGCACGGCCAGCGTCTTCATGTTCAGTGACACCTGAGCATTGTCAATGCGAGAGAAGTTGCAGGTGCCGGTTGGCTGGTGCTCCTCGGGCTGCAGGGCGAAGGAGTACACGTAGATGCCTGGGTAGGGGGTGCCGCTGTGGTACACGTATGGCTGGTACTGGTTGAAGTACTTGCCCAGCTGCTCCTTGAAGCGGTCCTGGCCGTTCAGCACCAGCTTGAAGTCCTTCAGTGGGCCGACCTCCACACCGTACGTCGCGCCGGTGTTGGCGGAGGCCTCCTCCACCCAGAACACGTTGGCCACACCCGACACGTTGGAGAACAGACGGGGAGCACCGATCGTGTGAGGCAGGTGGGAGCCGGTCAGCAGAGCTGGAGATGGGTCCACGGTGATGTTCACGTTGGACGCGGCCGTGGAGAAGTTCCACATGCTGTTGGTCGCCGTGGAGGTGGTGTTCTGGTAGCACCACACCAGCTCCTTCACTGGGTGGTTGAATGACAGGCGCACCGTCTGGGAGGTGGCGGTGATGGAGTCACCACCGGTGTGCTGCACCTGCTCAATCAGGTACTCGTGACCCTTCTGGGCGAAGCGGCGACGCTCCTCCGTGTCCAGGTACACGTAGTTGGCCCACACCTCGAACACCTGGGAAGAGCCACCGAAGTAGTTGGAGAAGGTGGACGTCAGGTCGAAGTCCAGGCGCACCTCGTGGTACTGCAGGGCAATCAGGGGCAGGTACAGGCCTGGGTTGCGGTTGAAGAAGAACAGCAGAGGCAGGTACACGTAGTTCTTGTTGGTGGCATCGGACGTGAAGACTGGGGAAGACGTCAGCTTGCCGTAGTTGATCTTGTCCGCCTCATTCAGGAAGCACTCGGCGTACAGACGGAACCACGTCTGGTAGTGCTTGTCGATGCGCTGACCACCGATCGTCAGCTCCACCGCGGAGATGGCACGCTCAGCCACCCAGCACATGTCCACGCTGGCGTTGGTGGACGTCAGGTTAGACTTGCTGGACTGCGTGGGCTGCAGAGCCACGTACATGTTGCCGACCAGGTCGCCGTTGCGGGCGATGGTCACGGACACACGGCCACCGTTGGATGGGGTACCGTTCACCGTCTGCTGGATGTTCTCCATCGCGAAGTTCGTGTGGCGCTTGTACACGGCCTGGAAGAAGGTCACCTTGGGCTGACCGGTCAGATAAACGTCCTGAGCACCGTAAGCAACCAGTTGCATAAGGCCCCCCGCCATGATAGCTTTGTACTATACCCCAAGAAAAAAAATTAGACAGATTTCCATTTAAACCCACCGGCTGACCTTCCCTTCCCTTTGCAACATTTTCCTATAAGTGAAGCACAAGCTCCGGTCTTTTCACTCGCCTTCCTGATGGTATCAAATTCTTCCATTAAAGTTTTCCCGTCAAAAGACCATTGTTGGATTTTAGTGAACCGTAGAAGCGTCTTGGTCTCCTGATGATCCGGATTCACAAACTTCCAGTGGAACCCTCCCGTCGTCTTGCGTACCCCTTTACACACCTTGCATATATGTTCCCCGTGCGCCCCCGTTTCCCGGGTCGCCTCCTCTACCGACCCGAACGTCCTGAGGAGTTGGGTCCCGTCTCTAGACCACTGCTGAACCGCCTTGCGGTTGGCTTCTTTCAAAAGTTCCTTGGCCTCATCAGTGTGATGCTTCCCAAACATGGCATGACGTTCGCCTGAGCGGACCGAGCTCATCAGCTCCTTGGTGTCCTCATGAAGCACCTTATTCCTATTACCACCCGTCTCATTGTTGTAGCCGCCTGGGGCCAAGGTCCCACGCTGAGCAATCTCCTGAATCTCGAGTTCGTCTAGGCGTTCTTCCCAGTTCCCTTCCCTGGGGAAATTATAAAGAATTTCAATTTGAAATTGGTCCCATCCGTGTCTACGAATAGCGTTGTACAAATGGCGTTTACGACCGTTGTTCACGTCGGATATATGACCGTTCAGGCGAATTTGAAAATCATCCTGTGACGTCTGACCTATATATTCCTTGTATGGCTCGAGCTTGCACTTTATAGAATATACAAAGGGCATGCACTACTGAAACTAGAGTAGATTTCTTTACGTGCGCCCAGACGACGCGGCGATTTTCTGGATCCATACTAAATGTCTCGCGTGCCCCGCCCCAACCCACCATCAACCCCAGAGCCCGAGGAGCCTGAGGATCTGGAGGAGGACGAGGAGGGCGAGGAGATGGATTTCGGTGATGATGATATGATGGACCCCATGGAGGCGCTGGGCAGCTTCCTGGCAACCGAGGATGGCGACACCATCGCTACCGCCCTGGTGGGCCTGAAGGACGCGACCGAGAAGATCGCCCTCAGCCTGGAGATGCAGAACAAGATTCTCGTCAAGATTCTGAGCACCATGTCAAAACCCACCTGCAGCAAGCCTTGCGTGTGCGCGCCAACTGAAGCCGCTTAAAAAAGTCTGGCCCTTTCTTAACAATGCCAAGCTCCAAGAAAGTCCACACAATCGAAAAGGAGATTACCTCCGACCATGCTGAGGAGATCCGGTTGGCCCACCAGAACTCCAAAATCAACTCGTGGACGATCGAAGAACTTGAGTCTAAACTAAATGATATGGAAACCAATGCAGGTTTCCATATTCGTGGAAATACCCTCGCGGCTGATAAGATGTGGGCTCACGTCTTATTTCTAGAGGATCAGGAACGTGATGGGGATGGGTACCCTGTCAATTATACACCGGAACATGTGAAGCTGCGCAAGACGCAGTTCATCAATAACTGTCGTACCCTCATGAATCGTGTAGATAACCTTGAGGCAAACAAGCGTCCGAGCAAGGATGCGAACGGTGACGAATTTACTCTTGAATTCCGAATCCGTCGGCTGATCGTTGACCGTCAGGAGATGTTTGACCAGTACCGGACGTGGGAGCGTCGTTTCAATCGCATTAATAATCCCACACTCGCGATCGATAATAACGACTCTTCCCTGAAGGATGACGAGTCCAACACGCCTTACCAGAAGCTTCTGCTGTTCCTTCTGCATCAGGCGTACGCTGAAGGTTACCGCAGGTACCGGGATCAGTGTTGTATTGAGATCCGCAACACCCGCGCCTGGAAGCCGGTCAAGGAGATCAAGGATTTCGTGTACGATTCTACCCAAAAGGAGGACAATCCAGATATGTGGAAGAACCTGACGAGTCGCGGCGGACTCGTTGGTGACGTCGTGCGCCACCTGACGAACTGCAAGGACTTTCAGTTTCCCGAGATCAAAAAGGATCGGCACACGTGGTCGTTTCAGAACGGTCTGCTCGTCGGCAAGGACTGGGACGCCAACGCTCAAAAGTACGGCATCAAGTTTTACCCGTACAACTCCCGTGATTTCCGTGATCTGGACCCGACGCTCGTGAGTTGCAAGTATTTTGACCTGCCATTTGATCCGTACTCGGAGGTGGAGGACTGGTACGACATTCCCACGCCCCACATGCAGTGTGTTCTGGATTACCAGCGGTTTGAGACGGACGTGTGCAAGTGGATGTACGTTTTCTGTGGCCGTCTGTGTTTTGAGGTGAATGAGCTGGACGGGTGGCAGGTTATCCCGTTTTTGAAGGGTATCGCCCGTTCTGGAAAGTCTACTCTGATCACCAAGGTTTGCAAGCTTTTCTACGAGTGCGAGGACGTGGCGACCCTGTCCAATAATATTGAAAAGAAATTTGGTCTCCAGAGCATTTACCGTGGGTTCATGTTCATCAGCCCAGAGATCAAGGGTGATCTCCAGCTGGAGCAGGCCGAGTTTCAGTCTCTCGTGTCCGGTGAGGACGTGTCTGTGGCGCGAAAGAATGAGACGGCGCTGAGTATGCAGTGGAAGACTCCTGGAATTTTGGGAGGAAATGAGGTGCCCAACTGGAAGGACAATTCAGGTTCCATTTTGCGTCGCTTGGCCACGTGGAACTTTGGCCGTCAGGTGGCGGAGGCGGATCCCCATCTAGATCAGAAGCTTGAGCAGGAGATCCCTGCGATTTTGTGCAAGTGTCTGCGGGCCTACCTGGACTATGCTCACAAGTATGCCGACAAGGACATCTGGAACGTACTGCCCAAGTATTTCAAGACGGTCCAGAGCCAGATTGCAACGGTCACGAACGCGCTCCAGCACTTCCTGTGCTCCGAGAAGTTCAAGTTTGGCCCGAGCCTGTTCATGCCCCAGACGCTCTTCATCGCCCGATTCAACGAGCACTGCAAGCAGAACAACCTGGGGACCCATCGGTTCAATCAGGATTTCTACGCAGGACCGTTCAGTGCCAAGGAACTTGAGGTCCGAGTCGACTCCAAAATTTACAACGGAAATGCATACTCTACCCAGCCGTTCATTTATGGTCTGGATTTCCTGTCGCAGGAATAAAATGTAATAAAATATTAATGGAACCGACTCAGGAGCAGGTTCGGAGAATTGCCGAATTTCAAAAACTGTGGCGGTCCAAGCGCGTTTTTACAAACGCCCAAAGTGGTTGGAAAGTTTCACCCTCGGCACTCACGGCCAAGATTGTCACTTTCAAATTACCTACAAATTTCCGAGCAGTATTCGGATCCGTTCCAAAGGGTCTCTCTGAAATTGCCGGCTACAAAGCGAGCTTCAAAAAGCCGGTCGTCAGATGGGTCCCTGGACAGGGGTGGATCGGTGACGCAGATGATGTGAACCGTGTAGTGGCCAAGCGCGGTCAGCAGACCCTGGTCCTGACCGACACCTACTTTGACGTCATGGGTCTCGGAAACTATGAAGAAGCTCTCCTGGCCATCGTCAAGAACGGCTGGGCCCCCAAGGCTCTTCTTCGGGCTCCACCAATTTATAAAAAAATTGATGGAATTTTCTACGTGAATAGACCTTTTGTCCTGGCCGACCTCAAGGATGAACTCAAGAAGATACCAGGCGCCACCGTCACGTACAATCCAGAACTGAAAGTGGGTGTTCCGGCCGTCATACTCAAACTTAAGGACCCTAAATGGACCTATCAGTTTTTCAAGAACGGCACAGTACTGTTCACCGGCATAAAGGATCCCTCAGAGCGTGACTCACCCAAACAACTTTTCAAGGAGATGATGGAAAAGTACGAACTTTACCCATTCCTGATGTTCAACATGTCATCCGCCCCAGCGATAAAGAAACCCAAGAAGGGTAACAACGCGAACAAAAAGGCCAAGCTGGCGAATCGGTACCCGCTGGCGAGTTCATGGAACGCCAAGCCTCCACACGGCTTCTACATCCGTCCAGGTACGAACGGTAAGCCACGTCTTTATAAGTGGCGGAAGATGGAGCGCAATGTGACGACGCATGAGATGCTGAATCGCGGCCCCATGGGGCTCGGGAAGAAGAACGCGGTCGTGGTCGCCAAGGCGTTTGCGCAAGCGGGTGTGGCCGTTCCCAACAGCACCCGGGCTATTTTCAGAAATTTAGGAATTCCCATTACAGAAGCGGCCGGACCTTCTGTCGCCGCCTCAAACCGTCGTGCGCCAAGCTGGAACGCCACAAAGCCTGGATTCTACGTCCGTCCAGGTCCTGGTAAGCAGCCGTACTGGTTCGCAATTCCAAAGGGGCTGGCATCTGGTCGCAAGACCGTGATCTCTACGTACACTGCAGCGGGGCGCAACATCCCAGCGGCGGTTCGAAATATTTTCAAAATTCCCGCCAATGTCAAGACGAACATAGTTGCACTCGGGAATGAAGAGTTCAAGCCCGGGCTGCAGCACGTCGTGACCATGGGTCTAAATCGGATCCTGCGCATCAATAACCGCCAGGCGACCCGTCTGACCAAGGCGCAGCTTCTGGGTATTGCCCGAAACATGGAGATTCCAGAAGCCAATGCGAAGATGGCTCCAGCCAATCTGATCCGTCTGATTCAGACAAAGGCTGGTGCGTTCAAGCCCAATCGCAACGCCAATCTGGTGGTGAATGGAATTTACTACCGCTTCCTGAACAACGGCCGAGTTGAAAAGACGACTGGTGAGGGTATACAGACCAAGCGTGCGTGGGCGACCCTACCGGCTGCAGAGCAAAACAAGATCGCCAAGGCTCTCCTCCCCTCCAATTTACATTCAGAATTCAATGCAACCGCAAAGGCGAACAAGTTCAATACCCTCCGGGCCTACATCGCAGGTAAGAAACAACCCGTGGTGGTCAAGGCCAAAGCTAAGACTCCAAGCCCAAGCCCTTCCCCCAATTCAAATAACAATAACAATAATAGCCTGGCCCTGGAGCTGGAGTACGCCTCGCGCCTCGGAGAGAACCTGGGTAATCTGTCCCGCCAAGGAAATGAGGCAATTTTTATGAAAATTTATGGAAAATTACCAGTGGGTGCACGTGGGAAGCCTCTGAAGGCGAACGTGAACCGTGCATACAAAAAGTTCGTCAAAGAAACGAAGGCGACCCGCACGAACGAACCATCCCGGGCGCGGTTCGTGGCCCGAATTCAGGTTCCAAATTGGATGCCAGCCAACAAGGTCCAGAAATTCAAGAACTTGGTGACCAACCTGGCCTTCCAGACCCCAAGACCTGCCCAAAAGAACATAAAGGCGGCGGTGAGATCGTGGATAAATAAAGAAGTGCCGATGAGCCCAGCACGGGCGGCCCATGACGTGGAGAATGTGGTGACGGGTGAGATTAAACACATTCCAGCCTACGTCCCCAAACCGCGCCCAAGCCCTCCCTTGCCCAAGCGTTCCCCACCCCCCAAGAAGAGCCCCAAACCTAAAAAGTACAATGCAGCCAAGAGCCCCAGACTCCAGAAAGAGTATGCCCTCCCACTCAATCGTTCTGCAATTCAAAACCTAAATAACGCAATAGTGAACATGGGACTGCCGACCAAGGCGACGAACAAATACACATGGGCCGGTCTCGCCAAGGCGGGACTCAACGCCAAGTTCAGAAACAAGTGGCTCAAGTATGTTGCGGTTTAGACGCACTTGAGGAGATCAAAAACCTTGTGAAGAAGGTTGAACAGTTCATTTTCATCTGAAATTTGCTTGGGGTCAACAATCTCCATTTCAATTTGGTACACGGTATCGTCGTCAGCATCCTTGTCATCGGGGGTGCCCTTGACGATTGTCATATCAATTGACAGATTCTTCCGAACAAACGACCAACGCTCCTTGGTCGTTTGCTTGGTGCTCGTCTCCTCCCCATCGTACTCGAAGGGAATTTCTGTTGAAATTCCCAGCCGAACGTCAAAAGGGATCGCCCCAAGGCTAAAGTCATCAACGGTCACACGCTTTTTGATCTGACCAATCTGCTCATCAGTCTCCTCGTTGATGGTCAAACGCTTGGAGCCCTCAAAATAGTATACCGTGGCATTGGTATGATTCGTGTTCTCCCATCCTTTGTACTTTTTCAGAGCCTGGAGAACCTTCTCAAACGTCGGCTGTCCCACGTTCGTGTCAAACCCATTACCGGAACGACGACCGACGCGGATCTCAATCTCCGTGTTCGGGGAAGCGGCGTGCTTCCGAATAATCGGCTCCCACTTGGTGAACAGAGGACGGGCCATCGGGTGAGCAGTGGCCATTTTTGTTTAGAGAAATAACGCGTGAACCTTTTAAGGCGAGATGCGAGGCTTGTGGAACCTCGGCAACACTTGCTATTTCAATACTGCTGTTCAGTGCCTCGCGCACGTACCGCCGCTCACAAAACACCTTTTCTCACTACCGCCATACACTGGCCCCTGTGACATCACGCGCGAATATCAAAAAATTGTCCGGGAACTTTTCACAAAAGACAAAACCGATCCCGTAAGTCCGAGTGATCTCCTGGGCGCTTTTAGAATGCGTTTCCCCCAGTTCACCGCTGGGCAGCAACATGACGCGCAGGAGGCGATTCTGCTTCTGATTGATGTTTTTGAACAATCACTCGGCAAGGAACTTGTTCAGGATATATTCAACGGGGAGGATTCACAGGAGACTTTGTGGAACGATGGCATGTCTACTGTGAAATCTCCGTTTACTACGCTCGTCCTGGACGTGAGTGAACCCTGCAGACTGCAGGATCTCCTTGACGACCGCTTTGAGGAGCGAAATGTAGAGGGGTACGTGGACGCTCAAGGGAAGACTCACGAGGTGGCTGGGATCCGTAACCGGGTATCAAAATGGCCGAGGATCGTGAACTTCTCATTCTCCATGTACGAATATAAATTTCCAATTGAAATTCCTTTTGAATTTGAGGGGAGGAAACTGTTCGCGTGTGTGCTGCATCAAGGGGTTCAGAGGGGGGGACACTATGCGCTACTCGTGAGACGTTTTGACAAGTGGTACATCAAAGACGATGAATCGGTAAGAGAGATTCCTGATATTAAAACGTTCAAGGGCGAGTGGTACCAGGCATGGTACCGCCCGTAATTTCGGAGAGTTGGATATTCTCCCGAATGTTCACAATGGTGCGAAAATAGGTCCGTCGGTTGTTGGAGTACGTCTTGTCGGTCCGGACCTTCTCCACAAACCACCCAAGGTCACCGTACCCGCACTCCACAATGGCCCCGTCCGGAAGGTCTTTCCGTTGGTGGCGCAGGTGCAACTCCGACTCTTTGTACAGTTCTCCCCGATCCTGTACAAAAAGTTCGGTTCCATTTTTCAACTGAAAATCAATTGTGATCCGGTCACGAGGTTTCCATTTGAACATGGTTTCGTGGGTTCCCATACGGATGGGTTCGTTGATGGGGGTCATGACGATCCCGTCCGTCTCATAAGGGAATGAATTCAAGTCGGGAATTGATTCTTCAAAAAGTCGGTACATCTTCTTGACACGCACTTCAAAAGGTGCAGTTGCCGTCTTGATGATCGCCTTGACAACCCCACTCGCCTTGGCGAGCCGTTGGTCGAGTGGATGGTCCATGAGGTTCTCACCCTTCACAAGCACCGCGTCATGGACCACAAAAGCCATTTTTTCATTTTTCAATTTCACGAGTTCGCCATCGAGCAAAGTGTCCTTGGGGATGCGAATCTTGACCGGTTCCGTCTGGAACGCACGATTCACGATGAATACGCCATCCTCGTTGCTAATGAGAAACTGACGGACACCGTCAGTCTTTTCACACACGAAATAGGGCTGGCGCTTCAGCCAAGGGAAGTGTCTCCGCTCGATGGAAACGGGTTGGGGCCCTGGAAACCGGCCAGAGTCGCCCGACTTCCATGCCTTACTTATATATTCATTCATAATCTAGATTAGGTTCAAGTCTCTAAGCGCGCCTCTAGGGCCCTAGCTGAACACCTGCAGCCTCGAGGATATTTCCAAAACACTCGTGAACGTAATGACAGACCACGATAGCCTCGGACGCGACACCAATTTTGATCCCAATTTTTGAAAGGGTCGCGAACATCTCTTCATTATTTTCAAGGGGGAGCTTGATGGGATCCTTGCCGCCCCGAATCTTCTTGTCAACAGGTTTGGCGTCCATGACCCATACACGCGCAGCAGTCTTGACGCACTCGTACAGGCCCGGAGCGAGCTTCTTGCCCGTCTCCGTGTCAAATGTCAGACCGCGCTGGGCCGCTGATTCGGTCGACCCCGCCTTGGTCTTCTTTTCAAATTGATCCCAGTTGATCCCCTCCATGACCGACGGAAATACCAAAACCTGGACACCCTTCTCAAAAGGGTCCAGAACCTTGTGAAGTATTTCTTGATTCAAATTAGTTCCGTAATCCATCCAGAAAATCCGCTCACCAGACTTGATAATCTTTGATAGATTTGATTTATTTTCAACAAAATGAATCTCCAGATGCGTGCCGCGCATCATACACAGCATGTGAACATTCATCATCGTGTGTAGTGTTGTGGCGCTAATTGACTTGTTTCTCGTGACGGCGCACACATGAAGAACGGCCATTACAATTTAGTAGATACAAATCCTTAAGCCGCAGCCTTAATTCGGTTTTCCAGAGCACCCTGAAACCGGATGTTTCCCACGTGGCCCAGGACCGTCATGACGTCAGCATAAATCTTACCGCCCATCTGCTGCCACCGCCGGCAAAAGGCGTAATCCTCGGACAGGTACCGGCGGGACTCTGGGTCAATCATGCAATCAAATACCGCAAAATACTTTTCAAGGTCACGATTCTGGTGATCATTCACACACTCGAGCTCTGGGTACCGCTCGTGCATCTTCGTGAACACGTCACGCTTGATGAGCATGAAACCGGTCGGACCGTCCAGAACCTCGGCGAAACCATTGACGATCGGGGTGTTCGCCGACTTGAAGTTCATCACGAGAGATGCGGCGACCCGGGAAAGGTCCTTACCGGTCCCTCCGCTCTTGAGGTGCTGGTCCACACTGTCCCACATCACGCACTTCTTTGGATAACATGCAACCGCAACTTCGTGATTTGATTTGATGAGGCGGATAACAGATTCTGGATCAAAATGAATGTCGGCATCAATGAACAAAAAATGGGTCGCTTCGGTCTTTTGGTAAAAGCGCGCCACCGCCAGATTTCGGGCGCGGTGGACGAGGGACTCGTTCTCTGTAGTGTCCAGCATCATCTGAATACCGTTTGCGGCGCATGTACGCTGGAGACGGAGCATGGACTCTGCATACGCCTGGAGACAAACGCCGCCATAACACGGGGTGCTTACAAAGAGGGTAACCATTAATAATTACACATCACTGCTCCTTAAGTTGCGCACGATCGTTTCAATTTTTCCCAAAGTTGGGACGGATACTCCGCAAATTCTGCAAAGCTCCGCCTTGTCCGGGGCGAATCCAGATTCTTTCAAAATTGCGAACATGATCGCGCACGCCACCGCCTTGGGGGTCCGGCCCTGTAGCTCCACGCACTCCTCGAGCTCCTTGCAAACCTTGACAATCTTCATCTTGATGCGCCCGCGCTGCGACTCGGGCACGCACGTCACCTCATTGAAGAACCGCGGGATCACGTCGGCCGCCGTCGTGATGTGCACCTCCGTCTCTGGAACCTGCTCTTGATACATGTCGAAAGTCCGCGATAGATCACGGGCCGGGATCCCGAACGCGTCTGCAATTTCCCGTGTCGTCCGTGCAACCCCCGACTCGCGGCACGCTTGAAAGATGCAGTTGGCCTTGATACCGTTCCGGACCGCCCCGCGAGTCAGAACAGCCTCGTTGAACGCCTTGTACTTGATTTTAGCCTGATACATGACATTATCCGGAAGGTTCAGAATCTGCTTGCCGACCCGATCAAGTTCCTGATACGCATGAAAAAGTGCCCTGTCCTTGTGATTCATGGACGTGTGAAGATTGATCATCGCCAGCCGCTTTTGTTGATACGATGATTGCTTCGCAACGTTCATGATGGTTGAAGAACCCCAGGCCGCCGAAAAGTGATCGGTGTTCACAGGGGCTCCCACGCGAGAGGGATCCGCCTTGCCTTCATCACCCCCAGACCGCCACTCGGGCTCGTCGCAGACGAACTCATAGTCCACCCGCCCACAATCTATACAGACTGGCAAGTCGTCAAACACGTCATACTGTCTCAGACCTCCACAGTGTTCACATATGAAATCGGCGTGATCGCGGATTTTAATTTCAAAATTCTGAGCCGCTCGGCACGCATCAAAATCGGACCACACCTGGCTCATTAGAACGTCACACATTTTGAGTTGAAATTGAATCAGGACCGCGCCCCCCTGGGCTGGAAAAAACCTGTTTTTTCTTTAATGAACTCCGTAGTCCCACCAGTCGTTGACCATGCCAAACGCGCGGCCGTTCAGGAGATTACGTCCAAGTCGCCATTCAATGTTTTTAACATTGTTGCGATTGTCGCAGTTCTCGTGATTGGCTATTTTCTGTACAAGAAGTTCACCGACAAGTTCCAGAAGGGCGCCATCAAGTTTCCTTCAATTGTCCCAGCCGCCACCGCGTCTCCTAAAATCCCCGAGTCTCCTATAATCGTGGATACCAAGCCCGAGGTGATCCCAGAGCCAGGTGTGAATGAGGAGTAGCAATTGAGATCCGAATTTTTAATAAAATTTAAAATAAATGCAAAAATTTGATCAAATATTCTGGGCCGGCGTGATCGCCTTTGGTATCTGGGCGGCTCTGACGCCTGGTCGTCAGCTCAAGTTTTTAGATGAAAATCGGTACAGAATTTCAAATTATCTCCCCCCGATTGTGTACGTATTGGTATTTATAGTATTGGGTTTGATGCTTTTCAAGACCAAGTAGAATCCACGACCCCCCAATCCAGGCACTTAGCCGCGTCCATGTACACGTCACGCTTCAGCAATTTTTTGAGATCCCGCTCAGGGATCTTGGTTTCGCGCGTATAAATATCCTTGAACCGATCCATAAATTGAGAGAGGTTCTCCATCTGGTCCTTGAAGTCCTCGAACTTCCCCCAGGTCCCGTCCATATTGAGTTGATGAATCAATACGTACGAGTTCTCCGTCATGTGACGCGTACGGCCACCCAACAGAATGAACGTGGCTGCCGATGCGCACACCCCGTCTGCAATTGTCCGGACCTTCGCGTGCTTCTTCAGAGATCGGATACAGTCCATGGCGCTCAGACCCGCGTGAAGGTCCCCGCCGTCACTCCGGATCCATACACGAATCTCTGGTCGCCCACTGATACCCAGGTCAATGTACTTGTGACGGAGCTCGGTGATGAGCTTCTTCAATTTCATATTTAATTCAAGAACTGATTCCTCTCCGACCTCGCAGTGAAAGTAGACATCGGATCCCTGAACCTTCACGAAGGACTCCTCGTCCGGTTGGCACGTTTCGCAACCGCCTCCGCACATTGCTTCTTGAGTGAAGAAATGGTCTTTGCTTTTAACTTGTTCAGTGGACTCAAGTGGTTCAGTACGTCAATGTCTGATGGGTCCAGACCATAATCCAAAAAACATTCAAAATCCCCATTCTCAATTTGTGAACGAATAAGCAACAAGGCATCCAGATCCAGATGGTTATGGGGAATTTTATTTGAAATTAATTGAATTTTTTTGTGACGCATACACATGTTTTGATACTTGGTCCACGTTGATCCAGGCCTCAACCTATTTCCAAGTGTGTGATTGATTTCCTGGGCCGGTAGGAGGCATCCCCATAAATTGAAATATGAAAGAAGTTCCCAGTCTCCATTGTATACCCTAGTTTCAATTATATCAGCCACACTCATATAATTTGATATAACTCCTAGGTCACCCTTTGAGTCTGGGTAATTTTCATGTAAAATTGAGGCTATATTTCCAGGCTCCTGGATAGGATGACCTATAAACTCTATAGGTCGGGTATGTGAAGACCGGCTTACCAGTGACGTCACGAACTCTTTGGGCCCCATGAAATCATCACGGGTATCGGATGTGAATGTGAGGCTCTGATGGACGCGCCTCAGGTCACCCCCACACGTGGCGATGACGTGAGCACTTGCGTCGGGAAACAGCTTCTTGATCACTTCAGGACCAGGTACCGGAAAGTCATAGGTATTTATTTCAAAATTAAATTTGACCGGAATTTGGGAAATTATTACAAAAATTCCATTGGTAGGAGGTCCGGTGATTTCACGCAGGCCGACCAGGTCTGAAATGCATTCGTATTCGTCAAGTACTACAGGCGTGTTCGTTCCATGAATTTTGTTCAAAAATTCAACGGTATCCTGTTTACTCTTGAGGATATCTGATGTGAGCTCTATACATGGACACAATTCTTTACGTACCGTCCAGGTTTTGCCGATACCAGATTTTCCCATGACGCACACGGCCGGTCCCAGCTTCGTAAACTCGTGAGCATTTTTTTGGGGCGCTTTAGCAAGATAGCGATCCATGGCGAGTGAAGATTCTGATGACGAGTCTCTTACACGTCAGGTTCTCAATATGGTTCTTGAGAACAACGTAGTCACGCCTTATATAAAAGGTTGGTTTGTTTTTAACGTCCTCATTCTGATTCTGTTAATTTATATCTCAATAAAAATTAGCCTGAAATGAAGGACGTGGTTCGCGTGACCCGGGCGGTAAATGGCGTCCACAAATTCACCGCCTCCTTCTCAGACGGATCCAAAGTTCATTTTGGCCGCAAAGGGTACTCCGACTATACAAAACACAAGGATCGTCAGCGCATGTTGAGATACCTGACCCGGCACGGAGGGAGCTCTGCTTCCGGAGCGCGGGGAACCCGCTCCTCCAGGGAAAACTGGACGCGCTCAGGCTCCAAGACGGCGGGTTTCTGGTCACGGTGGTTGTTGTGGTCCAGCCCCAGCCTTTCAGGCGCGGCGGCCAAAACTTCTAAAGTTCTTGGAAAAAAAATCGTGCTCAAGTAATAATGGGCTTCAAGGATGCTATGATTCCCATGGCCTTTTTTGTTATTTGCATTTTTGGAATTGCTCAATCATCTATCACCGTGAAGACGTATCTGGACACCAAGAAGACCAAGGATTCAAATTTTAATTTTTCAGCAATTGTTCTGACCATGTCCATTATCGGTCTGCTTGCCAGCGGGTTCATGTCATACAAGGCGTTCAAGAGTGGCAATGCCCCAGCTGTCACGGCCAATGCCGGTGCAACCGCTGCATCAGAGGTGGCGGGTTCCCAGACCAACATCGGTGCACAGGAACTTGGCCTCGCTAACAAGCTGGAGAATATTTCCGCAAATGCCGCATCTAGAGCCGCAAAGGCTGCGGAAGGCGCCAAACTCGCCAATGCACTGGGTGCTACTCTTGGTCAGTTAAAACAGAAGGGCAATTAAATAATAAATGACTCCCAAAATCATCGGGCTCGCCGGTCGGGCCCGGTCAGGAAAGGACACGGTTGCGACCCTATTTGGACGGACGCACCGTACAGTACGATTTGCTCAACCCATAAAGGAGGCGGTCAAGGCCCTTTATGGATGGAGTGATATTGCAGTTGAAACGGAAATCAAGGATTTTGTTGATCCTCATTGGGGGGTGTCGCCACGCTCAGCAATGCAACACGTGGCTCAAACGACCCGGCTTTTCGTTGCGAATGATTTCTTCGTCAGGCGGCTCTTTGATTCATGGGAGGGGGACGCGATTGTGATACCTGATGTGAGATACAAACACGAAGTGGACGCTATTCATGCCAGAGGAGGAATTACTATCAAAATTACACGCGAAGGCATCAAGAAGCACGACATTGAGTTCACGGTGGATGAACTAGAAACGACCCATCAAATTCTGAACAATGGAACCCTAGACGATCTGCGTCGCCAAGTCGACGGTCTGGGACTGGCCTGAGGCCTGGGCTGACATGGCCGCACTCAGAGCCCGGAAAGCAACAGGTGTGTTGCGAACGTCGTAGTTCATCGTGCATCCAGGGGCGATCCCCATAGAGCTCGCCTCTGCAAACGCATCCTGGTTCGCTCCCAGGTATGCAAACGTCCAGCCATCCTTGGTCTTTTGTTCAATCAGGTCCTTGATATGCGCCTTCGTGTACTCTCGGCTAGCATTCTCCAGGCCGTCAGTCAGGATCACGACGCTTGGAGTGGGTGCCATAGTCTCCTTGATCGTCCGACCGATTGCATCCAGGAGTGCCGTTGACCCGCGAGGTTGGAACGTCTCGGTGGTCAGAGGCTCTACGTCACCAATTGGCTTGGATGCATATGTCACCTGGTACTCGTGATCAAACTGGATCAGGCTCAGGGTCCCGCCCATGGCCTTTTGCTCGCGCAAAAAAGAGTTGAAACCTCCGATGGTGTCATCACGGCAGGACTCCATGGAACCGGAACGGTCGAGGATGAAAACCCGATCCATTTTACTTTGCTAACGAACTGGCTTTAGCTTTAACCCAGCGGACGGTTTGTGCTCTGGTCATGGGCATGAGGGGGTGCGAATTTGGCGTCCGGACGACACTTTTTTTCAAATAACGCTTGGGACGGATCGCCTTGGGGGCCGTCATGGCATTGGGGCCAGCCGCCTTCAGGCCATACAGGGACTTGCCGTTGTGACGCACCACATACTTTCCCTTGAGGGTCAGGAAGAACTGCCGTCCCTTCTTGTTGTGGTACTTGGTCGGCATACGCTTCGGAACCCCTACCATTTTCATAAGGAGTTGCTTTTTGGTAGGGGGTGGCTTGGCCGCAAGGGCCAGCAGTTTATTTTTGGTCGAGCCCTTGGCTTCGATCATCAGGAGGTTCGCAATCTTGGGCATTTAATTTTAATTCAGAATAAAATCTCCAGGACACGTAGAAGTCTTACTTCTGATGGTCGGGGTTGGGGTTCTTCACGAACTCCTTCTCTCACAAAAACCTGAAGATACCTTTTACGTTTACGAACTGGGCATTCTAAAACGGGCGTACAAAGAATGGACGCGGGTATTCCCGACCATCCGTCCATTCTACGCCGTCAAATGCAATCCGGATCCAAGGATCGTAGAAACCCTTGCGAACTTGGGTTCTTCGTTCGACTGCGCAAGTCCGGCCGAGATTGATCTCGTGTTAGGAATGGGCGTCGAGCAAGAACGGATTATATATGCGAACCCGTGCAAACGCCGCCAGGAGATTGCACATGCGAAGAATTCAAATATAAAATTGACAACTTTTGATTCAGTCTGTGAGTTGGAGAAGTTGGCCAAGGGGGGGTGGAAGGAGGTCATCCTTCGGATCCGCGCCGATGATCCAGATGCTCGCTGCAATTTAGGAATAAAATATGGGGCTGAAAAACATGAATGGCCTGAACTCATAGAAAAGTGCAAGTCACTCGGTCTTGAACTTGTGGGTATTTCTTTCCATGTGGGATCAATGGCCAAAAACCCATCTGCATTTAAGAATGGAATTATGTTGGCCATGGAGGCTGTGGAACTCTCTGAATATTTTGGGTTCGATCCAAGAATTATTGATATTGGTGGGGGATTTTCATCCACTAATGTCTTTGACCTCGGACCAGTTCCGGAACAAATTAATGAAACAATTTCCAAATTAAATTCAAAATTTATTTTTATAGCCGAGCCAGGAAGGTACATGGTCGAACACATGGCGACCCTCGTCACACCGGTCATGGGGGTGAAGGGGGGTGGTGTGACAATTTCAGAGTCTTTGTACGGTGCTTTCAATTGTGTACTTTTTGATCATGCCGAACCGATACCAGGATATTTTATAGACAAATTTGGAAATGAAATTGAAGGTCACCAGGTCCCAAGGATTTTGTTCGGATCCACGTGTGATGGGGGGGATATAATTTCAAAAAAAATTCAAATTCCAAAAAATATAGGAGAGGGCGACTGGATCGTCTGGCCCCGTATGGGGGCGTACACGTCAGCAGCAACCACCAGATTCAATGGGATCCCTTTTAATGAGAGGCCAATTCTTTTGTCAATTTAAATTTAAATGAAAAAATATGCGGCTACCGTCAGTACCATAGCCCTTGGCTTTCAGGTTTTCGTGCTCGAACCTTGGCATCAGCGCATCTCCGATGAGCTCCAAGAACTCAAGGAGGCCGTCTCAAGATCCCAGAAGCTTAAGTGAATAGCCACCAACTATATTCACCACGTTCGTCATGACGGAGTCGGCGGCCCACCGGAGGCCCCGACACGTTGGTGAATTCCAAGAGAAAATTGAGGTCCACAGACCTGCACACTGTGTGAAATAGGCGTACTCGGCTGCCCATCTCACAAAGTGCGAACCTATGACGATTCCAAGAGCCTTGGCGTAAAGGTTCATTATTTAAGGAACTCCCCCCATCTTTAAACAATGGAAATTCAGGACGTCAAGGGTCTCGTGATCTTCATGGGTTTTCTGGCCTTTGGAGCGTTTATTCTGGGTGGGATGATGGAGCGCAAGCTCACCAGGATCAACAAGGTTGTCAAGCAAATTGAGGAGGATGCCAAGTATGTTAATTAGACGAACTTGACGTTCATCAGGTTCCGCCGGTACACCTGACGGCTGTTAAAGGGGTCCCTGAACATGCTGGCCGTTGCCGGCAGGTTCACGGCCTGCGCCCAAGGTATGCCGGCCAGACGGGCGAAAGACGACTTTTCGATATAGTAACGCTTCGACCTCACACGACCGTTGGCGACGCGTTTCTTGATCACCATAATAGCCTCATTGCCGCGATTAAAGTTCTTGGCCGAAAAGAAATCTGACGTGTTCGCTGGCAGCTTCACATTGACTCGGGCTCTCTGGATCTCACGAGGAGCAGCCTGGCGCCAACGCTTTGCGTACTTGAGGGCTTGTCTAGGCCGTGTGTTCTCTATGACGATTCCATGACGGCCCAGATTTCTCTTCAGAGTGTTCATGAACGTGTTGTAATTTGCGTTGCGTCCACGCTCACGTGAGATGTTGTGCGTGTAATTCATAGGGGGCTCGTTATTGTTCGAGTTGTAGTACTGTACTGGAGGGCCACTCATTCTCTCGAAGCGGCGCGTCACACGACCCTCTATTCTGGAAAGCGCGTTCGCCAGTTCACGCTGACCGTTGCGACGCATATTTGAAATGATACCTGGAAGTACTGCATACGTCAGACCCGACAGACGGTTCACCTCGCCGAACGTGAGTTCGGGTTTGTTCATGAGACGCACGATGGTCTTCACGTTGTTCATATAAAGTTTATAGATATTTTATTTAAAATATCATGCAACACTATATCAAGCTCGGCGCGGCTCTCGGAACGGTCGCACTCACTGGGCTTGTGGGTGCGGGCGTCGGTGTAGGATACTATGTAGTTAAAGCGAATGAGTGCGAGTAGAACAATGGCGCAAGTCTACCACCTCTTCGTGACCGGTTGGAAGGGTGACGACATCTTCATCGGAAGCTTCTCGACCCTTGAGAATGCCCAAGCGCGCGCCAACGCCATGGGGCTCGCGAATGGCGCGCACGTCGACCTTGACGTGATGGACGCACCGGTCGATGAGCAGAACACAGTGTGGGTCTTAGAGCCAGTGAAGTCATAAACATAAAATGGACACCATAGAACTCAAGACCCTCTCATACAAGTGCGTATTCGACAGACTAACCCCTATGTCCGGTCGTATCGCGTCGGCTATAATATACGCCGTGATACGCGCGGGTGAGATTATCGACTGGTGGTTTCCTGTTAAGGCCGTCGAACCCATGAAAACCAAATGATCCACTATGACGGCGTGGGCGCCGACCCTTCCGGCATCCACACCGAGGAGCGCTTCTTGGAGATTATGAGGCGTGACGTGGAGAACAAGAAGTGGCAGCGGCGCCCCGAGACCAACCCGATCAACTGGCTCTACGAGAACGAGATCCAACTCAAGTTCAAGGATTGGGTCCTGCCCGACGACTTTTGCTTCTTCACTTTGGACGACTGGATCGACTACGCGGGGGCTGTGAGGGTCTAGCGGATGTTCTTCTTATACACCATAGGTGCCGTTTTCTTCCAATTTGGGTTCTGACGCATCATCTGGAACATCTTTCCCATGGGCCAATGCGTGGACATTGCACTGTACCCTAAATTTCTGAGGTGATTCTCGACGGCCTTCATGAGGTTCGTCGTGACTTCGGTGCGCTCAAGGGGTGGGTTTGGTTTGTTGTTATTTTTTCTTGCATTTATTAAATTCTTATTCAGATTCACAGTCTTTTGTATACCCTGGAAATGCCCAGTTGGCCGTTTCGGCACCTTGACACCGTTCACCCAAACGTGGCCAAGGTACCGACCGTTGTTCGTGACGAGTATGACTGGTTCGGGGTTCGCAAGTCCGTTGAAATTTCCGGTCCAATTTGAGGTTTTGTTGTTTTCCCAATTATTCCCGGAACTTGCTTTATAAGGCGAGTGACCGAATCTCTTTTGGCTCTCTTTTATGAGAAACGTATGTCCGGCAATCTTGTTCAAGGTGGCTCTAAGCTTATTCGTAGGTATCAGTCTTGAATTTATTTTTGCAATTTTGCGTTCTTCCGCCTTGAGCCACCTCTCCAGCTTTTGTTTATTCTTTTCAATTCTCATTAGAATATATAGAGATTTTAACTCCGTGGTGGGTGGAAGACGGCATTGACGACTGCGTTGAGTTTAGGGGTTGGTTGATTTACAAAAACATATTTGTTATACCGACCCGGCACCGGGCGCGAGAACCATAATTTCCTAGTTTCACCCGTGCTATTCAGTCTATTTAATAAGGCTTTGTTCCCTCCGTATCCTCCTTCAAATCCGAGCTTATTCATAATATAAGAACTCACTGGTCGCCACATGGCAATTTTAGTCAAGTTGTTCAATTCTTTCGCGTTGGTAGGGGGGGAATTCTTGAGCCGTTTTCGGGCCGCCAATGCGGCATTTGATTTGGTCTTATTCTCATTCGTCAGTGCGGCCGAGGTCTGTTCTATTCCAACGAATCCCGCATCCTTGGCCGCTTTGGCTAGCACCGCCCGTAGTATGGTTCCGTATCCCATGTCCCTGTTTTTATTTTTTGGTTTGTTCAGGTTTCTTCTGAGGTTGGCCCGCGTCCACCCCTCCTCGAATGAGATGGATTTCCATATTTTGCCATTTTCCGTCCCTTGATAAATGTATATTTCCATCCACGCGATTCTCTCCCCGTTGGCATCGGTCAGAGCTGCAATAAGTTCCCGTTCGCGGTTGTTGGTGTTATTGACGGCTTCGGCGGTGATGTGTATACCGCGGGCCCTGAACAGAGGGGCGTCCAATTTCCTTATAGCCTGTAACAGGCTTTGACGCGCACCAATATACTGGTTCCCATTATTATTAGAGTTGCTTGAACTCATTATAACAATGCCGTGGAAAAAATCGGTTAGAGCCACGGACCGTTTGAATTTCAAATGAAAATGATTTACGTCATCCGAGGCGTGAAGGATGGCGTGAATTTCGTATACGTGAACACGCGCGAGGAGGCTGAGCGAATTTGTTCAGAATTGCCACGTGTTTTCAAATGGGAGGCTTTAGGTGGGGTTACTGCAGTGCATTGAACGATTTTCCACTGTACGGCTCGGGAACATAGGTGGAAGTTCCCACGCAGTTTGTAAATTTTGAATTAAAATCCTTTACTGTAGGGTTTGAAGAAGTAACATCAAAATTTTCGGGTCGGCAAACCATATACTTCCCTTTTTTCTCAGCAGCTTGGACCTTACCACTCGGGCATTTGGCCGAGCTGGTTGCACGAACGCCGTTATCGTACACGTATTTTACATATTCTTCGGCAATTTCAGGACATTTATCAAATGCATTCTGTGCACCTTCGGCTTTGAAAGCGCGCCGCAGCTTCTCCTTCTCGTCTGGACGATTGAAAATATTACCCATTATACTAGAGTACCCACATTTTTTTAAGATGGATCATCTTAAAAAAATAAGTCATTTGAAAACCAAATGAGTATGTCCGCCCTCTGCAAGGTTTGCCTGTATTACAACCATGGTGACAAGACGTGTGGACGTTCCATCGTGTCTGCGAGTAAGGACGTAGTCTATCGCGACTACGCCAAGGCTGTCCGTCTTGATAAGAACCGGTGCGGCCCCAGTGGCAAGTGGTTCACCGAGATTATGGGGAAGGATGGGCTAGCGAAGACGCCCGTCGAGGAACTCTTCGAGTCTTTTGATATTTAAATTACTTCAACCGTCTCATGAAATTGCCATCCAAAAAGTGGGTCCGCTTGTTATTCGAGTACCACGACGTCTTGGAGTGTGATACCTTCGTCTTCCCAGTGAGTCTCTTGAGGTAGTTATTCGCCTCGTTGAGGCTCTTGAATGATTTGTTCGTTACGAGCGACTTGCCGAAATCAATGACGTAGGCCTTTCCGTTATTCCCGATAATGATATTGTTGCGATGTAAATTACCGTGAATGACGCCACTGTTGTGCATTTTTGAAATTGAATTCGCGAGCTTGTTCTTGATATTTTGAGGAATTGGCGCACCCGTGTACCACTTCTTGAGGGGTGAACCTCGGATCATCTGAGACGCCAAGACCGATACGTTATTTCCAACTTCGAGGTTTCTAGGCACGAGCTTCTTCATATTATTCGTCGCTTTGATGTTATTGTTATTAAGATAGGTCGGAGCCATCTTCGCCGCTCTCAGCTTTTTCAGGGCCTTCACCTCAGCGTTCGAGTTATTGCTCTTCTTCTGAATTTTAATAGCTACATTATCAAAATTGGGGTCGCTTGCTTGATATACCGCGCCGTATCCACCCTTACCAAGCAGGCCCGTCACCTTCATCAGGCCCCATCCGGGTAGTTTTTTGACTATATTCTGCATTATTTGGACGTTCATTTGGGGTATGACGGTCACGGGCACCGCCTCAACAGGCGGCGCCTTCTCCACCGATCCGATCAGAACAATATCCACGAGATTCTTAACCTTTTTAGGATTGACATTGGGATGGAAGAAGTTCGTAGACCGGTTCGATACGACATTCGTACGCTTCTTGACGATCTGGTACGTTGATCCACGTGGAAGGAGAATCTCCAACTCGTTCGCAAACTTGGTCGATCCAAACATGAGGAGACACTTGGATCCTTTAAGCAGGGTAATGCGCTGAAGGGTGTGACCGTGTGAGAATTGCTCACGTGATACGTCACCATCGACCGACGTTGAGCAGAAGCGCTCGGTCGTATAGAGATTTCCAGTCACGCCCGTAAGGTACTTGTCGTCCGCCTGGCCGCGGAACACAATGAACGTCCGCGTCACGGCTGGCGCATTACGAATAATCTCATTAAGTTCATTGATAAATATATTCATAATCGCTTTGAGGTTATTCTCGTCAGACTCCGTCTTGACGCGATCAAGGGTCAGATTGTAATCATTATCAATATTACCAGAATTAATCTTGTAGAAATCTCGGGCCTGGAAAAAGAAGGCGAAATATTGGTGACCCAGGCTGCTGAGATCCGTCTTGAATCTATTAATATCAAAATAGTTGCCCAGGTGGGCGTGAGCCCACGAGTCACCCTTGAATGAGTACCCATACATGGTGAAAAGTTGCCGGGAAGACAGGGACCGGATGTACTTGTCTTGGGCCACGAGCCATTTCGTATCAATAATGTCACTCATACGGACATTTTCAAACGAATTAACATTCTTCCCGTAAAGGAACAGAAGTTGCTGATGAGCAAGGTACTGCGTGTATTTGATTTTGACTTGGCGAGTGAAGTACGTGAACTTGGGTTTGGCGAGGGAGCTTCTCCACCCCATGGCACCGTGGAACCCACGCACAGTCGTCGCCTTGTACGTAACTGTATTGGCTCTATTCATATGCACGAACCCCATGTTCCCGATGGCAGCCTTGTAGTTCTCAAAGTTCTTGCTGTTATTACCACCCGTCGCCTCTTGGAGCTCCTTAAGTTTGTCAGCCACCTTCTTGACGGCATTCGCATAGGCGGTCTCTGCAGCTTTGATGTGATCTGGACCGGGTTTGATGACTGGGACAAGGGACGTGGTAACGACGGGTGCAATACCAGAACCGGACGCCACGTTGGGAGTTTTGGCTTTGGCTGGAGCCTTGGGCTTGGGCGGAGCCGAAGGACCTGCACCCAATAGGGCTTTGAGAGCCTTTTTGCCTATGAATGTTGTGCTAATTTTTCCATTTTTTAGAACCATAAGTTCACCCGTCTTATCGTGTTTGTAAACCTTTTTGCCATTGCCCGACACTTTTCCACTGTTCTTCCATTCTTTTAAAAATTTATTAGGATATTCTTCACTCGCGTACACCTCCTTCCCATTTGGTTTTATAATCTTATAATAAGGCTGCACGTTAATCCACATGCTTGTACCCCCACCCCCCGAGCCTTTGAAGAAGAGAGATCCATTTGAATTCTTTTTGTAAATGGAATTATTTGAACCTACGGCCGTGTTTTTTAGTTTGAGATTGGTCTTCGTGAAGCCGGTGGCCGGTGGGGCCGACGGACCCGCACCTGATTTGAGATTTTTCACCGACACAAAGCTGCCATTTGGTTTTGAAAGAATTACGTGATTTTGAAGGTTGACCATTTCACCTGTATTTAATTTATCGTAATACTTGCCATTTTTGAGATAGATGGTGTGGTACTTAAAGTTTTTCAAATTCGTTTTCTTATAACCTAGAGGGGTCTTGGCGGCCGGTGGGGCCGACGGACCCGCACCCGATTTGAGATTTGTTATTGAAACCTTTGAACCATTTGGTTTCGTAAGCTGTGTATAATTTGGAAGATTCACCATTGCACCTGATGGCAGTTTCGTGTAGTATTTGCCATTTTTAAGATAGATTTTTTTGAAACCCACATTATTAGCCCCATATTTCAGATTAGTCTCGGTGTATCCACTGGGGGGTTTCGGAGATATTAAAGACTTTAGCTGAACCAGAGTTCCATCAGGCTTGGTGACCTCGAACTCTATGGGGAAGGTCACAAGAGTTCCATTATATTTTTTGTGCCAATAAGTTCCATTTGAATTTTTCTTATAAATATCATTCGCACCCAAACCAATATCCCATTTCAGATTAGTCTTGGTGAAACCTGGAGGGGTCTTGGGACCTGCGGCCGGTGCCGGTTTGGGTGCGGCCGGCTTGGGAGCCTTGGGCGTCGCGGTCTTCTTTTTATACGCAGCCAGTTTCATGACCGCCCCGCTCGCGTTCTTGACTTTCATGTTGAGCACCATGGTCACTAATTCACCCGACGCGAGTTTCTTGTAGTATGTACTGACGCCATTCTTCTTGTACACTGGGAGGCCGTCATTGGCCGTCTTCAAGTTCGTCGCCGTGAAATAGGCCCCCTTCTGCTTGACCTTATCCGACATATCATATATGGAGAAAAAAAGTGTCGCGTCCGTGTCAATTTTTGACCCGGCCACGAGTTTCATCAACCAAAAAATGGCCGCCACCCTCGCAAAGTTCGCTTCCATCCCCGTCAAGTATGCGCCCAAGCGCAAGGTTCTTGAATTCGCCGCGCCTCAGTGGAAGAACAAGCTCGGCGAATTCAGTGATCCAGACGTCCTCGGATGGATCAACCGTCTTTATCAGGACAAGGCCTTTCCAACGCGCGAGGCGTTCAACAAGGCGTATGACGAGGGTCGGGCCGCCGCAGTGTCGTGGCGCAATAAGACCATGGTTCTCACGAAGGAGGACGTGGACAATTTAGAAGAGGAATTCAACGGTGGGGCGTTTTACCCGCGCGACGCCGTGCAGAAGATGCTCACGAAGATGCGCGCCGCGTTGGAGACTGGCGAGAAGGTGATTTTCGTGTATTGAGCTTCTTGGACATCGTGGCGTTCCCATGGACGCGCTTACCGTTCGTGTATCCCATGTGCGAGTAGAAGGACCGGGCGTTAAAAACGGGATCTACTATGCGCACCTTACTGACACCCCTGTTACGAGCATTGTTTTCAATCTGAGTCAACAGTACCCTCCCGATCCCTCGTCCCGGTTTCGTCCCTATGACATAGAGCCGCATTGTCCCCGTGTATCTGTTGGGTCCTAGGATGGCGAATCCCAATATCTGACCCTTTTCATTTACAGCAATATAATTGCGGCCGCGCTTCTTAAAATAGCTATTGAAATGGGCCCGGCTGTTATTCGGGTCCATAATATTTTTCACGTACTGAAAGATTGTGTTTTTCACCGAATTATTAATGGCCCATTTACCAGGCGTACCCTCCACGATCGCGTAGTTCATTAAATTTAGTTGAGAATTTAAATATAAAATATCTTTATGGTTCGTAGACCTAGACACACCTTCGTGACTCGGGCGTGGCCGGAAAGATATTTCACAGGCCTGACCAAAATATGGAGAACTCGGCGAGAAAAAGAGCTTCTGAGAAGACGGACCACTTTTCGCCCAAAATTGGGCAAGTCCAATAAGATGGTCAAAACAAAGAGGTCCAAGTGGACTCGGCAGTTCCATCTCGTTTATCCTGGGCTTAAATTCAATAAGATGGCTATATCAAAACGAACTGGAATATCGCCCATCACTTTAAATACTGTTTATAATAGAGGGCTCAAGGCGTGGAAGACGGGCGGGAGCCGTCCTGGAGCATCTGCGCAACAATGGGCCGTGGCGCGCGTGTACAAATACGTCTTGGTGACGAAACGTAAAGCACCTGTTTCATGGTACGCTACACGTTACGACCCTGACCAGAATCTCAGACGCCGTCCTCGCGTCTCCCGATAAAGTAGCCATTGAGTTCAGACTGTATACGTTCACCACTCATTGTTAAATGAATAAGGCCTGAATCATTCATTTCAATATCATCTATTGGATTGAATTGATTTTTTGTTAAAATTTCCCAGCGTTCTCTGTACTTGCGATCTTCGAATTTCCCGTGCCAGTGATGTAATATAGTGCCATCAATATATGAGACTTCCAAATTTTCACATTTTTTTTGGAATTCCACGAGCATATTCTTATAATTTTTATGAATATTTCCAGGAGCACTGTCGAGTGCTTTACCGATGAATGACATTGCCATGTGTCTGTCACCGGAGCCGAGGATGGCCCAATCCAAAAGCCCATTCATTTGGTTCCATGCTTTTCTATTACACGCCCACGCGTATCCAGGATGCCAAAACCCATATTTATCGGTTTTTACATAAGGCGTGTTACTATCTCTGTGCATGTATCCGAAACTTTTATCAATTTTAAGAGCCTCTCCTTGGGGGCCAAGATTAATACACGTCCGAAACATCTGAACAACGTCGTATGTATCAAGTTCATGGATAGTCTCATTGACCCAATTTTCATTCAAAAATGTTATATCCGCATCAATCCATGAAACATATTTCCAGTCACTTGGGAGGTGGCCAACTGCTATATTGACCAAATTTTCCTTGAGCCACAGAACGCTCGGGGAATTGACTTTATGGTGTAACCATACATTGAGGGTGGGTAATGGTGCTGGCCCGACGTTTTCAGCCACGACTACCCGTATCCCCTTGACCTTGTCAATTTTTTTTATAAATTCAACGAAGAGTTGGCGACGGCGTTTGAATCCACAAAAGTTGAAATAAGGCAACACGACGTACAAAAATTCGTTGCGTCGCTTGAAGCACATGCTCATCTATCATATAAAAATAAAATATGTCCATCTATCAAATGATAACTGCCGCCCTGCGCCCCGTGACCATACGTGCCGAGTCCTCCAAGGAGGGCCCTATCCGTCTCCCAAAGCGTCTTTCCCGTGCGCGTCGCGTTGCCGAGTCCAAGCGGATGGACACTTTCCGTGAGATTCACGAGGCTCTGAAGAAGACGGCCAAGGATGAGCAGGCTTTCGTAAAGGATTTTTTCAGCAAGACGAGCGACATGTGGGACGACCTGACGAAGGAGGCCGCAGATGACGAGGTTAAGGCGGAGAATGAAGACGAGGAGTAGATTCGCGCAATAAAATTTGTTAATACTCTTTAGAGAATGATGTGGTCCCCACGGCCACTCAGACCTTTGGAAATTGGCCTTGGGTTCAGGGTCGTGCCACCAAAGGATCGGGGGAAATGGCTCCGTCGGGCCCTTGACGGAGCCGGTCCGACCTACATCAAGATTGGCCAGTTCATTTCCAACCGTCCTGACATTTTTGGAAAAGAATTCTCGAACGATTTGGCACCACTCCGGGACAACGTCACGCCATTCGACTTTGAACAAGTACGGGACAAGATCCCAAAGGGAATTACAGATGTGAATCCGAAACCCATCGCGTCAGCGAGTATAGCCCAGGTCCATCAGGCCAAACTCAACGGGAAGGATATTGTTCTTAAATTTAAGCGACCCGGAATTGATGTGCAAATTAAAGAAGACCTGGACCTCATCAAGTCTGGTGTTGGTCTTCTCTCTCTGATCCCTAATTTCGGTATGGAATTTATGAACCCTTGGCTCAAGGAATTTGAACAGGGTCTTATGAACGAACTTGATTTTAAAAATGAAATACGCAACATCGCAATGTTCAGGGATATGTACCGGGATAGGGATGATGTGAAGATCCCAAGACCTTACTCGAAGCTCAGTACCCAAGATGTGATTGTAATGGAATACGCGCCTTCCAACCCCATTAATAGACCTTTCAAAGCCGAGAGGCTGATTAATATGTTTCTAGAGCAGCTTCTCTATGAGGGAGTTATCCACGGTGATCTCCATACTGGAAATTTGGGACGATCAGGTGAGTCCCTTGTTCTGTACGATTTTGGGAACGTGATTCGCATCACACCCGATTACAAACAGGCGATCCGCGACTTTGTTTATGGGGTCCAGACTTCCAACGTGGATGATGTGATGGACAACATGGTCAAAATGGGCATGACTGTCCGTGACAAGGAGGTGACGAGGATTTTCGTCAAACAGTATTTTGATTATCTTCAGACGCTTGACATCAGATCATTTACTGTGAATTCTCCAGAAATTAGGGAAAAGGCGAAGAAGGTCCCAGTGGAACTGGATTCCACGACCCTCGTGATTCTTCGGACCTATTCGCTCCTCGAGGGACTCTGCAAAGAACTTGATCCTAAATTTAGTTATCAAAATATAATTACAAAGAATGTGGAACTTTTGTTCCTTGATCTAGAATACATTCTGTACCGTATTTCTAAAGATACGTCTCGTGGTTTTCCGCCTGAAGGCTCATAGAATTCAGAAATATATCAAGTTCCCAGATTGACCCGATCGTCGGACACCACTTTGGCTTGTACACGGTTTTGGAGAACTTTGAGTCATTGAAATAAACCGGGTGCCAGTTCGGCAGCCAGCGTGCGGTGCTCAAATTTTGTAGAGAATCATCAACGAAGATGTGGGTATGATGCTTGGCGAAATTGCTGTAGGCCGTGGCCTGTGGCTTGAGAGGGGACGTCGCCACGTCAGATCCAGGGCACACAACGTACACCTCATCACTGATTGCATGGGCTACTTGACCGGCCCACTCAATGGGTGAATTTGTGAAGAGCGTGACTCGCCACCCATTCTTGGTGTGTTCGTGAATGTTCGCCGCCTCCTTTTGGAACTCGGTGCTACTGAGAATTTCCCAGAGGTGCGTTCGTAGAGGAACGTCATAAACCTTCTCATTGAAGTCGCTCGTGTCAACTCCAAAAAGGCTCTGGAGGCCACGGGCGGTGTGACCGCAGTTCGTGTACAAAAGTCGGTTCACTAGAGCCGGATCCTTGCATTCAGGAAGCTTCGCCTTGACATAGCGTTCGCAATTGTGCTTCACGTGATTCAACAGGGCCTTGTCCCGTAGAAGAACCCCATCAATGTCAAGGACGAGTGACTTGAATGCCATTTAAAATTAAAATGTGGGAATACTTTAAATGATGCGCCGCCTCCGTTCCCTGTTTGTCCGCAAGCCCAAGCCTTCCCCCAAGCGTCGCACGCCTTCCCCCAAGCGTCGTACTCCCACGCCCAAGCGCCGCACGTCTCCAAGTGTGAAGCGGTCTGGTGCCCTTGGCGCCAACTGGTATGGCGGGCGCAATTATATCGGTTCCATGGGCCCCTTGATGCGCATGACAATGCGTCGTTAATCTACATAAAGCCATCAAACTTAGTAAAACTACAATGGCACTCAATGTCACCAAGCTTGTTCCTCATGCGATTCTGCCTGTACGCTCCACCCCCGGCGCTGCTGGGTACGACCTTTTCAGCACTGACAATTACGTCGTACTGCCTGGCCGACGTGTGGTCGTATCGACCGGTATCACGGTCGGTCTCCCAGAGGGAACTTATGGACGCATTGCACCTCGCTCTGGACTGGCCGTAAAGCACGGTCTGGACACTCTGGCGGGCGTCATTGACCCGGATTACACTGGCGAGGTCAAGGTGGTCCTCCAGAATCTGGATTTCAGTCAGCCATTCGTCATTCGTCCGGGTTACCGCATCGCTCAGCTAATTCTGGAGCGTTTTGCAGTGGCTGACGTGGTAGAGATTCCAGGCGAGTGCACCCAACTCACCGACCGGGGCGCGGCTGGATTTGGGTCGACCGGTCTGTAGACAGTTAGAAAAAACAAACATTAATTAGGCATGTCGGGAATCCCATTCCAAGCCGTCGCGTGGGACGGTCAGGACCAGGATGACCAATTTACGATCAGAATCTTTGGTCGTGCCGAGGATGGCAGGTCCGTCTCCCTCGGGACGAAATTCAATCCATATTTTTTCATCAAAACCGACAAGGATCTCAAGAGCTTCATCAAGAGCACCTTTTGGCGCGGACTCGTGTCGTGTGAGGTCCACCGCGGCAAGGATCTTTGGGGGTTCCAAAATGGTGAACTTTCACGGTTTCTGAGGGTGGAATTCAAGACGCACCGTGCGCTACGCAATTGTGCGTACTCCATTGATAACAACAAGTTTTCAGAGCTTTCTGGGTGCAAGGTTTACGAGTCCAACATTGACCCCGTTCTGAGGTTCATGCACGTTTCTGGATGTTCGTCGACTGGTTGGATCGACCCCGGTCTCTGTGAACCTGATGCTGAATCCACGTGTCAAGTGAATCTGTGGGCTCCTAATTGGCGATTCGTGACCCCACTCGCTCGTGATGATATCGCACCACTTCGGATCATGTCGTTTGACATTGAGTGTTACTCGAGTACAGGAGCTTTCCCGGACCCCAAGAATCCACACGACGTCGTGTTCCAGATTGGCATCACGACCAAGGCGTTTGGCCAAGAGGGGTTCCTGGACCGCAAGTGTCTGTGCCTCAAGGAAACGGCTGGAGATGACGTGGAGTGCTTTGAGACTGAAAAGGACCTTTTGAACGCCTTTCAAAAGTATCTCATCAAGAACGATCCAGATATTATCACAGGATGGAACATCTTTGGTTTTGATTTGGAATTTCTCATCATCCGGGCGACTATTCACTGCGGTCTGCGGCCCGTGTGGGGGCGGGTTCGTGGTGAGGTGGCTGAACTCGTTGAGAAGAATCTGAGCTCGAGCGCTCTTGGGAACAACGAGCTCAAGATGGTGCCTATGAAGGGCCGGTACGTCTTTGATCTTTTCCAGGATGTGAAGCGCGAGCACAAGCTGGAGAGTTACAGCCTCAATAACGTCTCCAAGTGGTTTTTGAACGATCAAAAAAACGACATGCCGGTCAAGGAAATTTTCAGCCGGTACAAGGAAGGTGATCCCAAAAGGCTCGGTGAGGTGGCCGAGTACTGTATTCAGGATACTGTCCTGCCACACAAACTCATGGAGAAGCTGTGCCAGATTCAGAACCTCGTGGAGATGGCCAAGGCGTGTTGGGTTCCTTTGGCGTTCTTGAGTGAGCGTGGTCAGCAAATCAAGGTGTTTAGTCAAATGGCGAAGAAGGCCCGTGAGCTTAATTTCATCATCCCAACGTTTCGGAGATTGGATGCACCGAGTGATGATCAGTATCAGGGTGCGACGGTTCTAGATGCGCAGACGGGTGCGTATTACGGACCAATCACTGCACTTGATTTCGCGTCTCTGTATCCCAGCATCATGTGTGCGCACAACTTGTGCTATTCCACACTGGTCATGAATGCCCGGTACGACAATTTGCCTGGTGTAGAATACGAACAATACGGCCCTCACAGATTTGCACAGAACGTTGAGAGTTTGCTCCCAACCATCCTCACCGACCTCAAGGCGTTTCGCAAAAAAGCCAAGAAGCTGATGGCCCAAGCAGAAGGGACGCCTATGGAGGCGGTTTACAACGGTCAACAATTGGCTTACAAAATTAGTATGAACAGTATTTATGGGTTTACTGGGGCTTCTAAGGGCATGCTTCCGTGCGTCGCCATCGCATCAACTGTTACTATGCGAGGACGACAAATGATTGAAGAGACCAAGAACTACGTGGAGGCCAACTTTCCAGGTGCGAAGGTCAGATACGGCGACACGGACTCGGTGATGGTTGAGTTTGACGTGCAGGGACGCAAGGGTCAGGAGGCGATTGACTATAGCTGGCAACAGGGTGAGCTGGCTGCTGAGCAATGCACGAAGCTTTTCAAGGCGCCGAACGACCTTGAACTCGAGAAGGTTTACTGCCCGTACTTTTTGTACAGCAAGAAGCGTTACGCCGCCAAGATGTACGAAAAGAAAGGGGACTCTGTTGTTTTCAAGAAAATTGACGTCAAGGGACTGCAAGTTGTCCGGCGTGACAGTTGCCCATTTGTTCGCGAGACACTCAAGAAGCTTCTAGGGATGGTCCTTGAGTCGAGTGATCCAGGGCCCGTTATTGAAGCGGCTAGGGAAGCGGCCAAGAATCTGATGCAAGGAAAGGTGCTGATTGAGAAGTTGATGATGAGCAAGCAGTTGGCGTCTGAATACAAGGTGCCCATGCCTCACGTGGCGGTCAGGGATAAGATCAGGGCCCGCGCGCCTGGTTCTGAACCACAGCAAGGCGATCGCGTTTCTTTTGTGATTGTCAAGGGTGAGGGCAAAATGTACGAAAAGGCGGAAGATCCCGCGTGGGTCCGTGAGAAGAATATACCACTTGATTTCCAGTATTATTTCACGAACCAATTCAAAAAGCCGGTCCAGGATCTACTCGAGCCTCTTGTGAGTGCAGATCTGATTTTTGACAAAAAATTCATGGTCAAGACGGACAGCACAGCAGAGGTGGCGGCCCGGAAAGCTTTCCTGGCTCGGTTCGCCAAGAAGACCGCGCCGGTATAAACAATTCACACCCAAACTTAGTAAGTACATGGAACAACAGATTCTTCTCTTGATTGAAGAGGAGGTGTCTCGGAGAACTGCTCTGCAGGTTTTCGCTTCCCTCAAAATTATTTCAAAAATCTACGAGCTGCCGATTGAGCAGCTCGTCAAGGACACCGCGGGCGTGGAGTGTTCATTTTGCAAAGGAATTCTGCAGAGCAAAAAGCGTTGCCTCAAACCGCCCAAGGAGAATGGATACTGTGGATTTCATCAATCTCAGGCGCCTCCACCCCAACCCAAAGCGCCCACGAGGGTCAAGGCGCCGTGGGAAAATTAGTTAGAGAATTCCGATCCAAAATTATCAATGAGTAAGTCGGATCTTCTTCTGACGAGTCTCTCCAAATTCTTTGATGTACCAGAGAATCGCGAAAAACTTCACGATATTCTGGGCCACCGCAAGGGAATTTCACTCCGCAAACTAGAGTGGTTCGTGACCAATTATGCAAAGAACAATCACGTGACGTACACGACTCCTACTGGGAAGATGTTTACGGTGCATGTGGCATACAAGTCTAGCCTGGATGGGTACAGCAAGAAGCTCTTTGATCCATTTTGTCGGACGGAGCGCGTTGAGTTCCAGGGGTTCACGACGACATGTGCCCAATTGAACTTTCTGCGATGGTGTGTGCAGAATGGAGTCATGGAGTATCTCGAGAAGGCTGCTATCAAACATAAGGAAGACGGGCAAAACCACCCTGGAATTCCAGAAGAGTATAGCCATAATAAAACATGTACAAATTGTACCCCTGTGCAATCTGTGTAGCGTAGCTCGGGTTGAACACTAGGGTCAGAGTCGTCGTCTGTGAATTGAGTTTTGAAAAGTTGAGATAACCTCCCTGATTGTACTCCTTGGGTGTGAGGCCGAATGAATAAGTATAAATACTTTTTGAAGGAATTGAAATACCATGCTCCATGGGCTGCTTGAACGTGTAATACAGTGACCCCTGGAACGTGCTTAAAATATCTACATTGTTGAGAGTGATTTTAGCCGTGTCAATCACGTCAACGTAATTGGACACACCCGAAGGGAAGTTTAATTGAATTCCAGTTTGAATATATTGGGTCGTGTATCCGTAGTCGTATCTGGAATCTGAATAAACGCCCGATGACACGTCTTCGTAATTTTTGTTTCTAAAAAACCAAGCGAGGGTCTGGACAGGGAAGGAGGCGGTGAGTTGGAGCTGCGGGTTGCCGGCCGAGAACGTGAGGGTCGACTCCTTCTTGACTCGGTTCACGATGTACTTGAGGGGGGTATTTGTGTAATATAACTTTTCTGCATTTTCCAACAAAATTTCCTCCGTCACGAGTTTGGGCAAGATGAGATCGGTCGTGTGAGGTGCGGCGACGTTACACCACCACGTGTTCGGCTGGAACGTGAAACGCACGTAGAGTCTCTGATTCCACATTGCGCACAATGGGAAGTAAGGCCGGCGAAGACGCTCGTCGTCATGTGCGTTGTGGGACTTGCGCCGACAGAAGAAAAACTCGAGAGGAATGATATAGTCCGTCTGGACCTGTGAATTGATATTAGATCCACCGACGGCTTGGAACATTCCGAGTTGTTCGTCAGCATCCAGAAACAGCTGGTCGCGAATGATGTACCAGTCGTCGTACAGAGTCTCTATGACTGTTTCATTCACAAGGAGATCCACCTGCTTTATCAAGGCTCGGCCAATCTGGTCGGAATATTGCGCACCTGTCGGAAGAGCTGGCATCGTCACCTTCAGGTACATATTGGACAGGAGATGGCCAAGCTCAGTGGGTAAGAGTTCAATCTGAATAGTCTGACCCTGGTAATAGGGATTGGGTGGAGGGAAAGGGATGACGCGTTGGTACATGACGGAGTTGGTATGCCGTTTAAATTCTGGATTCCACTGGGACTTGGAGAAATCTTCTAGAAGAAGGTGGTCCTCCTGAGGGCCGATGGCGTTGATGGCCATCACAGAACCTGTGCTGAACCCCTTGCCACTCACTTCATCGTAGTGTCCATTCTCTTGATTTTTGCACTTGAATCCAGTGTTGAGATCACGCAAAGGGACGGTTGATTGCCCACCTCTCACGTTCTGATTAATTTCAATTTGAAATTTCCTCAGACTCGCCTCTATGGCTGTATCATAATTTGTAAATTTGGCGGGAACGAACGTGCTCATGAACCCCGGTTCTTTTGCGACGCCCTTTGTGGGAACCGACTCCGCTGTATTTTCGGGTATGCTTCCGTCAATTGGGGCGAGTATTGCAAACATTTGACGCTTTGGCACGAGGGTACCAGCGACCCAATTTTGCATTGTCAGATCGGTGTACGAAACCACGCGGCACGGGCCGTCAAATCCCTTGAGATCCTCAACCGTCCATCCCACCCCAAACCCAGCTGGCGACTCCTCTTCAAAAACGAATTTAGTGACGTTCTGAACCACATCATAATATCCCTTGATGACTCCTTGGCGCTTCGTAGATATGTAACTGAATCTGCCGGGTGGATAAAGAATTGCACCCGTGACGGCCTGGTAAGGCGATACGGTTTGTTCAGTATCGGACTGTACATTGAAAGACCACACATAGGATTCCGATGTGAGATTTGAAATGGCCACCGTTCTTGGATCCATTTTGATATTTAAATCGGGTGCGTCGCCCACCACGAGTTGTCCGGATAGGCCGGTGATACCAATCGCTGTCCACTCTTTTTGTATGTACTCTCTATCTTGATTATTGGTGGTGGCGTAAAACGTCACGTTGCTCTGGCCCGATAGTAAATAAAAACCGTTTATTTCAACAGGATTCAACACAACGTCAAGTAGAGGCTGCGTCGGGGACGGTGCCGGTGAGGGTGGGATGAGTACAGGCAACTCTGGAATGTCCACGCCTTTGAAATAATTCACAACATCTTTTTGAATTTTCCTTTCAAAATTAAGAACGTTTTCAAATGCTTGGGGCGCCTTTTTGAAGAAGGCGACTACTGGAGCTTGGGCCTTTCGCTCCAACTCCAGAATGTTATCAAAGGCCTGCTTGGCCATCTCTAAATTTCACTCAGGTTATTTTTCCACATCTGAACCACAGTCATCGCCTTGAGGCGGGTGTGGTCCTGCCGCTTGGCTTTGCAGAGTGCCTCGAGCTTCGCCACCTCCTCCTTTGTGTACTGATACGTCTTGATGTCCAGGAGCTTGGCGTGAAAAGCATCGGCAAACTTCATGGCCGTGAACTGCCGAGTAATCTCTGTCATCGGCACATTCATCACCCTGAAGCTCCCATCCACAACCCCACGGATGAACCTGGCCTTCTCGTCCAGCCAGTTCACCTCCGCCTCGAGCTGCTTGAGCTGCCACGCCTTGCGCTTCTTGTACACGCCCAAGCGAATCTCCAGATAATCCACGAGGATCTCCTCAGGGCTATTGTACTTCTTGACGGCGCCGTTCGGTCCGATGAGATACATGTTTGAGGTGTGGATCGTCTTGGTCAGGCCGAGCTCCTTGAGTGCATCGTCACCCGTGAACCCCCAGATGCGGAAATCGGGTGTGGTCTCCGTGGAGTGATTCTCGAACTTCTGGATGGTGCCCTTCTCAAGCAGAGCATCCAGGTGCTCTTTGAAGTCCTGAATCCACCGACCTGGTGGCAACTCGGTCACGTGGAGCTGGGCTCCCTCAACCGCAACCACACCCTCCATCACCCACGTATGGTCCTTCGTCTTGGTAATCTTCCCCTTGAATCCCTTGAAGTGTGGGACCATGGGCACCATAGCAACCTGGTCAAGTGCACAGATGATGTTGTGCTTGATAATTGACAGATCGTATGGAGGGACATAGCAGCTGAAACCAGTGCCGATACCCTCGGCACCGTTCACCAGAATCATTGGCACGATGGGCGCATAGAACTCTGGCTCCACCTGCTGACCATCGTCCAACACGTGCTTCAGGACTGCATTATCGGATGGGTCAAAAATCTTGCGAGTCTGCGGGCTGAGCCGTGTGAAGATGTAACGGGAGCTGGCCGCATCCTTGCCACCCGCCAGACGCGTTCCAAACTGCCCCGACGGCTCTAGGAGGTTGAGATTATTTGCGCCCACGAAATTCTGTGCCAAATTTACAATGGTGCCCTGCAGACTCGTCTCGCCGTGGTGGTATGCGGTTTGCTCGGCGATGTATCCCGCCAGTTGGGCCACCTTCATGTCCCCAGTGAGGTTCTTCTTCAAGCAAGCGTATATGACTTTGCGCTGCGAAGGTTTGAGGCCGTCCGCGACGTGGGGAATGGACCGCTTGATGTCCTCGGCGCTAAAGTTTGCGAGATCGCGGTGAACAAACTCCGTGATTGGCAAAGCCTTGATGTGGCCGTACGGCACGCCAGGAGGTGGGCTCGCCATGTGATTCGTCAGCCACCCCTTGCGATCGTCCGCTTGGGACTTGGCGAAAGCCAGGCTCATGGACTCATTCATTTTTGAATCAGAATTGAAGGCGACCGTCAGTTGCTCAATTTTCTGGAAATATTCCTTGGCCTCCGCTGATGTGCTTGTTCCCAGACCCTTGTAGTACTTGATTCCGTTCTGACCGACCGTGACCCGCCCCGCCTCTTGTGCGGCTCGGAACTCCTCCTCTGTGAAGTACCAGACGCGCCCCGCCTTGATGACGGGTGTGACCATGGACACGACGAACCCCAACTCTATCAGCTTTGGCCAGTACACGTGGAACATGTTCAGCACCAGGCCCTTGATGTGGCTCCCGTCCAGGTCGGCGTCCGTCATGATCATCAATCGTCCGTAGCGCAATTCTCTTACAGAATTATAGACTTTACCATGCTGGAGCCCGAGGATCTTCTTCAGGCTGGAAAATTCCTCATTCTCGGTCACCTGTTTTACCGTAGCATCCCGCACATTGCGAGGCTTACCCCGGAGTGGAAACACGCCGTATGCGTTGCGCCCCACCACGCTAAGCCCGGCAATGGCCAAAGCCTTGGCCGAGTCTCCCTCCGTAATAATCAGAGTGCAGTCGTGAGAACGATGAGTACCGGCCCAGTTGGCGTCGTCAAGCTTGGGAATTCCCGTGATCCGCGACTTTTTGGACCCATCTGTCTTCTTGAGCTCTTTGTCGACCTTTGCGAGGCCGAGGGCGAGGAGATCGTCCAGGACACCAGACGCCAGAACGTCCTTGATGAATTTTGGTTTCAGATCAATGGCTTCTCCAATTTTTGAAGTGCATTCAGCCTTCGTCTGGCTTGAGAATGTCGGGTTGACGACGACCGCCTTCACAAACACAAAGAGGGCCGCCTTGATCTGAGCGGGTTTCACGGTCACACGCTTATCGGCCGCCAGAGCGTCACAGATGGCCTTCGTGACCTTGTCGACGTGGCTGCCCCCCTTGGTCGTGGCAATTCCGTTGACCCATGAACACTGCTGGAACGCGCCCGAAGGCGAGTGACCGACCGCAATGTCGAAGTTCTCGGTGTGCATGTGGGCCAGAGAGGTGGTGCCCTCGTGCATCTTGGCGTACTCCTCAAGTGACGGCACCTTCAGCACCTGACCGTTGAATGAAACCTTGGCCTTGGCGCACCACATGGCCGCGTCCCATGTGCGCTTCTCCACGAGGTTCATGAACTCGGCAGTCGGTCCTGACATTCCGAAACGGGGCCAGTCGGGCGTGAACCCGATGGTCACGTGGACACTTGAATTTCCATTTGAAATTTCAGGAGGGTCCACCTTGCTCATGTTCTCGCACCAATTTTGTTTGTAAATTTTCTTCCCATCGGAAATTTCAATCCAGAATTTTTTTGAAAATACATTGGCCAGCTTGGCACCGTACCCGTTCCGACCACCAGTCACCCGCTGCTCATCATCATTGTAGTTGGAACTGGTCAGAAGGTGCCCAAAGATGAGTTCGGGGATCCACATCTTTTCGGTCGCGTGTTTCTTGATGGGGATGGCGACTCCACAATTTTGAACTAAAATTGAATCCTTGATCATCTTGACTGAAATTTCGGTAACCTTCTTGGGGTGCAGGGACCACTGATCGATGGCGTTGACCAGAATTTCGTCGAAAATTTTCACCAGTCCAGGTGATACAGAAAGTTGAGAATGGGTGAACCCATCTCCGTCGCGAACCCAATATTGACCGGGTTCGGGAGGGAGGGACCCGACGTAAGTGTCGGGTCGTTTAAGAATATGCTCCACATGCGAGAGCCTTTCGTATTGCATTCGTATCTAAATTACACGTCTAGTCTTTAGGTCTTGTGGTGGGCGCGACATCATTTTTTGCGCATCACTAAATATGCCGTTACACCGGCTATAACGATCGTCCACCCCACCAGGTGGTCCACGCGGTTCATGAGGCCAATTTGTTCATCGGCCATCTTGTGGAACTCATCCTTGTATCCCTGGGGTTTGAAAGGGAGCCAGAACATACGACCGAACGGCACAATTGTTGGATCGAGCTTGTCACGACAAGCATAAGCATAATCGTACCATGATAAAGCGATATAAGGGAACCAAAGCAGGAATGCGAGGACCCAGAGATTCTTGTGTGGGGCGAACCAATAACCCGCGGCAAGAAGCATGGTGAAGACCACACATTTTACGTTAAATGAGAAGGGGCGACCTGGGAAAATGCCACCGACCATCTCTTATTTCTATTTGCGATTTAAAATTAGGACTGAAATTATGATCACGAGAAGAATGATGATGAGAATTTTAAAATCAAATTGAGGCTTGACTGAGCCATCTCCATTGGCCGCTATATTCGCAAGGGCATCTTCATATGAAAATTGCGGCTTGCCGAGGCGGACGTTCACGATGTTATGGACATCCACGGACCATTTGAAATAATCACCCGCCTCTGGTACCGGATTCTCTTCAAGGACCTTCTCAAAATGCTGCCGGCACGACAGGCATGGGATTATATACAGGTAACCTTCCACAAACTCCACGAGGGACTTGTAGTCTGAACATGCTAAACAGGCTATATGGAGGGTCGTCCAAAAATGAGGCCCCCACTTGGTTGGAGGGATATGCATATCTAAACTTTACTGAGAATTTTTTGAAACAACGAAGACCCCAATTCCGTTCCAAAATTCACGCTGAGCGATGGGAAGTGGCGTGTGTTGGCCATCATGGGTATACATGATTTCAAATTTCTCAATAATATTAGCCCCAACCGCTGCGAGACCATCAAATGTCCCCTTTCGCACCTGAGGTGCGTTCCAGTCATCCACTAAGATAATAGCCTGATCGGCCAGTGCTGGCCATATATGAGTAATTCCCTTGTACTGGCTAATTTCTTCATGACACCCATCATATAGGTAAATATCAATTGGATTTTTCAATTTTGAAATATCAAACGAAAATACATCCTCCTCGAACACGGTCAGACGGTTCTGGAACCCAAAAAAGTTCACGTGATGTTCGAACTCCGCCTTTGGGCCACCAAACAGGGCCCAGTTCTCAATTACCGTACCATTGCAATTTTCATTATTATACATGGACGCGCACAAGGTGGAACCCTTCCACGTTCCCACTTCCAGGTACTCCGTCTTGCGATCTGGGAATTTCAGAGAACACAATTCATTATAAAATACCCGAGTCTTGTAGCCGGACATCCCTTCGAGACTGAATACGGTGTCCGACAAGCGCGTTTTCCATGTGTTGGCTATATTGAAGCTGTTAATGACGTGCTTTACCAAGTCAGACATTATGGTACAATATAGAGCCGTTCTCTTAAGCCTCGGCGTCAGCGGCCTGAGCATTCAGAGCCTCCTCAATAAGGGCGGCGGAACGGGCCACTGGAACATCCTCCTCGTCATCGTCTTCGGGCTCGGACTCCGACTCGGGCTCAGACTCTGGCTCGGGCTCAGACTCTGGCTCGGGCTCTGGGGCCGCAACGGGCTCGGGCTCTGGGGCCGCAACGGGCTCGGGTGCGGCGGAGGCCCCGGCTGGGACCATAACCCACGAAGAGGGTGTGCTCGCCACGCGCAGAGTCTCGGAGCACTCGTCGTACTGAATGATGTGCTCATCGTCAACTGAGATGACTCCATCCACGATTTGCCACTTGACTGGCCAGTCGCCCTCAATGACTTTGTTCCCTGCAATGCGAAGAGGCATGCCGGTATCGGAGTTTACGATGGCGCCATCGGTATTGTAAATATATAAGGAGCCTTTTTCGGCGAGGCGGATGCGGTGACCTGCATCAACCTCCCAGAAAAGACCGGACACTGGATCCTGAACACGGAACGCCATTTATAAGTAGTTGACATTAATTTCTAATTACCTCCGCGCAATCTCAGCACTAAATGGAGCGTCGACTCTTTCTGGATATTGTAGTCGGCCATGGTCCGGTCGTCCTCAAGTTGCTTTCCTGCAAAAATCAAGCGCTGCTGGTCTGGAGGGATGCCTTCCTTGTCTGAAATTTTAGCCTTCACATTGGCGATTGAGTCATTAGATTCAACCTCTAGTGTGATCGTCTTACCCGTGAGGGTCTTTACGAAGATCTGCATTTTATTATTCTAGGACTAAAATTTTTAATTGCGGCGAGCAAGTGAATACGAACCGCTTGGCTGACGCACAAGCTTGTGGCGCCGACGGGCCTCGTAGTTCGCTATGGCGTTTATCATCCGTGAAATACGGGCTTCATTGCGCTGCAACTTCATGGTGTTGTACTGCCGAGCGGTAGTCACTGCTTTCCGGGCCCGACCGCGCAGTCTCATGAGGGACGCCGCCGTCTTGGGGGATCGGTGATTGCCAGAAGATGGGCTTGTGCGCTTGGAGTAGTTGGCGAGGGCACGCATCGCCTCCGCCTTGAAATAATTTCTGAAGTTCAGACCGCTTTTGGGACGGCGAGGAGGGGACATCTTACTTATTCTTACCATAATTATTTGTCCGACGAGAAGGGCCCGCGCCTCCGGCAAACTTGGCCCGTAGCCGAGCTTTGAAATTCGCAAGGTCCTCAGGTCGGGCCGCCAAATTGTGTCCAGGTCCCGTCATTATATTGAGTACACGCATACCGGCATTGTAACTATTGGCCTCATTTAATAATTTATTATATGAAGCCTTATTGAGAAGGGTTTTACGGGGAGGGAATTTGGCGCGTAGGCGGGCTTTGAAGTTGGCGTAAGCGGCCGCGTTGACTTTGGCCCCATTATTTATTAAATCATTCATTACATTCATTGCATTGTTGTACCGCCGGGCTTCGTTGATTATTTTGTTATAATTTGCTTGTGTGAGCATCCCGGGGAATTTAGCGCGTAGCCGCTTCTTGAAATTTACATAATTTTCAGACTTGATGTTGACGCCGTTGGTAACTAGAGCGTTAATTGCTCTCATACCACGGTTGTAACTCGTGGCCTCGTTGAACGCCTTGTTAATCTGGGCCCGAACGAACACGCTGGCACCGGTGCTAGTCCGTTTGAGGCACGATGGGCTAATTGGGTTTGTGAATTCCTTCCGGGAAAAGATTACAAATGCGTAAAGATAGTCGGTAATCTTACCGTTCTTGAACTGATCATAGCGGGGTGCGATCTCCGCATCCACTACCTTCTTGTATTCGGCGGGAAGCCACCAATTGCACCGGTAAATTTCGGTACTATTTGAATCAAAAATAAATCCCTTGCCGTTGCACACGTATCCAGCCAGGGCGTGGGCCCTGTGTCGTTCGGAATTGTTCATAGACCTATTCTCAATGACGAGAGATGCGCACATTAACGAATACTTGGTGTCTTTCATGAGCTTCGCGGGAAAAGTCAACATGTAAGCCTGCTTGACGATACCGGTATTTTGCATAACCACTATGAACTGTGGCCGTCTACGGCCATCGAACTTATCCGCCAAAGATCCTATTGTATAATATTTGTCTTTGAAACCAAGGTGATCCAGAACTTGGGTAATTTCTTGTTGTGGGTACGCACCCTCGAGGCCACTATAGAGTCTGGCTTTCACCCCTTGCAAATTCACACCCCTTAAAAGAGCGAAAGATTTAGACCGCCTAAGTTGGACAGGTTTTGGGGTGCTCTGGAAACACAGGTACTGGTCCAGAAACTTCCAGAAGTAAATTTGGTTCATTCGCGTCAGGTTCTGCATAGGACAGAGTGAATTGAAATTTGTATTAAAATATGCCTTTTCTTCGGGTTTGAGACTTGCGTAAATATCCTTCAATCTTGCGAACAAGATCTTCACGCCATCCTCCGATAGTATGAACCCGTTGAGAATTGAATAAAACCAACACGTTCCCCGCGTCTGCAGGGCGCCTACCCGTCGACACCCGTTGTTTTTGTTTCTATAATTGTTGAGATTGGCACCGAATGAGTTCGCCAGCTTCATAATGGTTTTGTAAAGACGAGTGGTTCTGTTCTGGTTCCAATTGGGGAGCGTACTTGTGAGTTTCATAAGCAAGTCTTCGGCGCTGGTCTTGTTGTTATTGGTATTGCCGAATACATTTTTCGCCTCTATTAGTTCATTTGCACTGTTGAGCATATTATTCAAGTTGGGCCTTGACATATATGATACGTCGTATATTTTTTTTGCAGCACTGGCTCAAAAAACACGTCTTGAGAGGGCCAAGGTCGGAGCCGGGACCTTCAATTTAAAACAAAATATGGATCTCAACAAGCTCCGCCCCACCAAGAGCCAATGGTGCCAGCCCCGCCTTTCCGCAGCCGAAGCTCGAGCTCGGGCTACTTCCGCACCTGCGGCCTCGGCGGCAAAACACATTCTGCAACCCCCCAAGGGCAAGGGTGGACCCCTCTGGCAAAAATTTTACGAAGAGGCGGTGGCTCGGCGGCACCCCATGCCTGAAAAATTGGCCGACACGCTCCTTCGCTCGCGGGAGTACACCCTAGAACTTGAGGCGGTCAAGCGCAAGTCCATGACCACCACCGAGGTCCCCAAGCCATCGGAGACGGTCGCAGTGAACAAGGGGGTCGCAAAAAAGGCCAAGCCGGTCATCCACGACGCCCTCAGGTGCCAGGCCCTGACCCTGGAGGGCCGCCGGTGCGCCTTCAAGGCGACGTGTGGGGCGTTCTGCAAGAAGCATTCGGTCGCAGAAAAAATGTGAACAAAGTGTAATATGGAGGAATTCAATTGGAACTTCGTTTGGGCCGCGCTAGTCATCAACTTTCTGCTCGTCTATATCGTCCCTCGTCTGATAAAGAAACCTACAGGCATCAAGGTTCTGGATGACACTGTCCTGTATCTGAACTCCACGAAGAGCTTCCTGCTCTCCAGCTCAATTGTTGTTGCCCTCGTAGTGTACGGGTCCCATTATTGGGTCAACTCAGCGGCGGCCACTACTAGTGCAGGACCATCAAGCCCTAAATTTTAATCTCTACAATTTATAAATGAATCGTAATATTACTGCCGCTGTGAATAACACGGTCAAGGCGAATAACCAGATGCAGATGGCCGCCCAGCAGGCGGCGGTGGGTAACATGGGCAATGCAAACCGCATGGCGACCGCCGCGGCCAACACCATCAAGACGGCCAATCTGCAATACAAGAATGCTGCAAATCAGGCGAAGGCCGTTGGTCTCAATAATGTTTCCAAGAATCTGAACGCCGCTGCAAATGCTGTGCAGAAGGCTCAGATCATCAAGGCGCTGAAGAACACGGCCAACGCCGTCAAGGCGATGGCGCCCAAGGGTATGATTGTCACTGCTGGAACTCCGGGCAACATCGCAGCGTCTTCATAAGCTCGCGAGTGTGTGAATGGTCCCACGTGGTCACCTTCTTTTCGTAACAGTCCCACAGACACTTTTGAAGTGCATCACCCGATGGGAATCCCCATTGCTGATCAGCAGTGAACAGAAAATCATTAAACCCAATAGGGCCCTTGGTACACGGCACGATCCATGGAGTCTTCACGTACTCCTTCAGGCCCCCGTAATCGGTAATAACGACGGGTTTGGCCCGGAGAGCTGCTTCAACCGCCCCCATTCCGACGCCCTCGGAATGCGAGCAATTGACATAACAGTGGCACTGATCATGGACCTTCTCAAGGTCTTCGTTTGTGAGGAGCCCGTTGATCACCGTGACACCAGGAACCCGCCAATTCACCTCTTGGAGACACGTCGCCTTGAGTACCAGGTGAGCCGCGTCCTTGAATTCACAACGTAAATAGGCGTCAATGAGTCCGCGGATGTTTTTGCGCGGATCCATGACGTTGCCAATTGTGTAGAAAATGTATGGCCCGCCCAGAGGTTTTGGGATGGATGGTTGACCGTCAGCGTAGAGCCGAAGGATCTTCCAATTCACTTCTGGAAATTGACGCTCAAAAACCTCTTTGCAAAATTCCGACGCCACGTACAGAGTCCCGTACTTGGCCAGCTTCCCATATGCGGGATTGACTGGTTCGGTTTCACAGATGGTCATGTACATGACTGAATCGCAGATTGCTGCGTACTGATCCACCAGTTTGATATGGTCATCAGTTGGCAGAACGAACGCAAAACCTCGATCGTAGTGCGCCTTTTTGGGCTGGTGCCCAAACTCTACATACTCTGCATCTTGGCCATTTTCACGGAGCAACTCGGCGTAACGGTTCGTCACCTGCCCGATCCCTGCGAGGAGGCGGGGGCCGACGAAGAGCCACATGTCTTGTGGTCACTACGGGTCATTTTTTTAACCTGTGGAAGAATTTTCTCCGAGGTGCTTTAATCTTATTGCCAAGTCTCTGAAGGAACGTTCGCCGAGGGGGTGGGGCGTTCGGTGGAAGGTTGTACAAGCTCCCCGCATTGAAATTCGCTTGGCGAGCGGGTTCGGGGAGTGGAAGTGTGGTATTTTCACTGGCGTAGGCTCCATAATTGCGTTTAGGCCTGTTGGGAAAAACCAGGTTATTTATTGATAGACCAAGCTTTTGGCGTCTATTCATTTCATTCGTGTATTTATCGAGTTTTCCCCAATATTCATTCATCCGTTGTTTGAAATTTGCAGCTTTGGCGTCATTTATCCGTTTTTGATTAGGTGTTATTATATTAACCTTACTCGTGTACCATTTTTTAGGGTCTAAATTCAACCCACTCTTTTCAAGGATCCTTTCCCTAAGTGGCCTATTATATACATTCGAGAGTGAACCAATTGAAGTTGTGTAGTACTTCTTGCCGTTTATATTGATTCCATTTGGACTCCGTATCTTATTATGATTGATGCTCGGAAGTTGTTTACCACTTGAATTGAAATATATAACTTTTAAAATATTGTAGTTATTGCCAATTTCAGTCGCCGAGTAGATGGCGTTCTTGGGCAAGTTCGTGATGTTCCGCAAGTTGTTGAGTTTGGTATTCACGAGTTTATATTTGTACTTGCGCCCATCCTCGCCCACAATGTACTGGCCTTTGTTATTTCCTCTTTCAAAATTAATTCGGAACGGCTTTCCATAAGGGAAAGTAACCTCCATGACCTTCACGAACCGTAGCCCATCTTGGGGCTTGCACAACATGACTTGAGTCTGATCGTTCGGAAACCACCACCCGTCATACACGCCCTTTTGGCACAGGTGCGTGGCCAGCTGGTAATCTTTATTGCTGAACGCAAAAGTTCCCGTATTTTCGGGGAGTTTGAAACCCGACCGAATCGCCCAGTTGTTCATGTTCTTGCCCGAGTTGAACTTGATGACTTTGAGAGGCTGGATCGTCTTGTAGATGTAGAAATACATCGGCTCCTTTTGCCACGCCGAACTTCTCGATGCCACGTGTAAAATTGACTGTACCGGATTTGTGGCGAACCACGATCCGTCCTTTCCCACTGGGAATCCAGATTTTAATTTAAATTTAGAACCGTGATAGAGGGTCCGACCAACTGGTATGGTCTCCACCTTATTCATATAATTTTGTCAAGAATTTAAATCGTGACGGGTCATCCGTTTGACCAAATCTGTAAACGAAATCCTGGGTCGCCACCCCAGATGGTCTTGGGCCTTCCGGGCGTCACCGATTAGAACGTCAACTTCGGCCGGACGGTAAAACTCAGGGTTGACCTTAATGATAGTTTGACCAGTCGCCACGTCAACGCACATTTCATCAACTCCAGAGCCCGACCAGCGCGTCGTGACGCCAATCTCGGCGCACGCGATCTCCACAAATTCACGGATGCTATGTGTTTCTCCAGTAGCAATCACGAAGTCGTCAGGATGGTTCTGTTGGACCATGAGCCACATGGCCTCGACGTAATCCTGTGCGTGGCCCCAGTCGCGCTTGGCGTCCATGTTTCCGAGCTCGATCGCCCGGCCCGACTTTTTCCATTCCGCCAGACCCAGCGTGATCTTGCGCGTCACGAACTCCGCACCTCGCCGCTCGGACTCGTGATTGAACAGAATTCCAGTACACGCGAACATGTTATAAGATTCACGATAGTTTTTGGTTATCCAGTACCCGAAGAGCTTGGAGACGCCGTACGGGCTTCGAGGATAAAATGGAGTATTTTCATTTTGAATTTGTTCTTGAATTTTTCCAAACATTTCACTCGTCCCAGCCTGGTAGAATTTGAATTTTGAACTAAAATTAGTCTGTCGAATAGCCTCGAGAATCCGAAGAGTACCAAGTGCGTCTACGTTCGCAGTGTACTCTGGTTGGTCGAATGAAATTTTCACATGGGACTGGGCTCCAAGATTGTACACCTCCACGAGATCATAGGTTGATCCGAGGGTACAGATGATGGAGTTCATCCGTGACGTGTCAGTCAGGTCCCCCTCCAGGAGGTGGAATTCTGGATGAGATTTCAAGTGCTCTATGCGTTCATGCTTCCGCTCTGAACAGTAACGGGCCAGGCCATACACTGAATATTCCTTTTCAAGTAGAAATTCAGCCAGGTAGCTGCCATCCTGGCCAGTCACTCCTGTAATCAGGGCAGCCTTCATGACATACTAAAGAACATTTTCCTTATTTGGTAAGACAAAATAGCCACCCTCAGCTCCAATGGATTTTTGTATAAAATTGTCAAGAGAATCTCACGTTGACGGCGGTTCAGAGGGGGTACAGGATACCACGAGGCTATCCATGGGACCCAAGAGTCCATCTAATTTTGTTTCTGAAAAAAGTTTCTCCGGAATTACAAGAGATGAGCTTCATGTACGTGCTGGCCATGACGGCTGCCGAGCTGTTGGGTAACGCCCACCTGAAATGGTTCGCGGACGAGGGGAAGCATCACAACCTCCTCTTTGGCGTCATGGCCTGGATGGCGGTTCTGTTCTTCCTTATAAAGACGCTGGCGAGCTCCAGCATGATGTGGACCTGCATTATGTGGGAAGCCATGATTGTGATTGGTGGCGCGATCACAGCCTGGCTGTTTTTTGGTGAAAAATTCACTCACTGGATTCAATGGCTCGGCCTCGTGTTCGCCGTCGCTGCGGCCATATGCATAAATTACAACTGTGGGAGCAAATAAACGTTTGTCCACTTGTTAATACAATGGGGAGCCTTTCCGAGTTTGAGCGACACGTGTTCCGTCGGCTCGACAATTTGGAAGCTGAATTGAATGAGCTCCGTGGAGTGACTTGGCCAGTGTGTCAGGGCTTGATCGAGGAGCGGTCAGATCATTTTCAAAATATGAACGCCAAGCGTCGTTTTTTCAAGTTTATGCACGTAGATGACATTAAGAAACTACTTGGGGCCAAGGCGCGGTTCATGCGAAATTCCCAAGATTTAGTCTACGAAGAACTTCGACAGGTGCTGGTAGAGACACCTCGGGTGGGCGAGGTATGAGCTGCGTCTGTCCGTCGATGTGCACGCCACCCTCAATCCACTTCTGGTACGTCTCTGGGTCGTGAATTACGTGCGTGGCATCCTTGGCGTGTGCATATGTGCTCATCTTTTTCCATACGTGCATTGGAGACCCGAAGCTGCTCAGATGCCATCCAGCCGTGCGGAAATGCGGGAACTTCCAGCGATTATCCCGAAGATAATTCGGTCCTGAACGCTTGAAGAGCTCACAATTCGTCATGACCGTTCCAAACCATGGCTCCCCCGTAAACAGATAATCCATAGAGTACTCGAACATCCACATATGGACGGAGCACACTATATGTGGAAGATTCTCAAATGGAATCTTCGTCATATCTGGAATCTCATCCACGTCACTGATCATGACGATCGCCTCATCTGGAACGTCCACAAGTCCACGAAGCACGCACTCGCGTTGATATTTTTCACGAACCCAAGGGCTCTCATCCGTTGGGGTCTCGCTCGCCTTTATGATGACGTGCTCAATTTTGTGGAGCCACTTGGAGTAACGCTCTTTATTGTTCTGAAAATACAGCTCCTTGGGACCTCCCACGTGATTCACTTCCGCCTCGACGAGTACGAAACGGTCAACGTACCGGTCGAGGCACTCGAGCCGGAGCTCAAGCACATCAAATTCATTATAGAACATGAAGGTATCTACGAGCATTTAAATTTGTAGTAATTCTTACCCTTATCTTCAAAGTTCTTGAGAATCTTGCGATTGTTCTCCATGTGACCACCGACTCCGGCCACGTGATGGAGAGCATCATCTTCAAAGCCGTATGTGTACTGCTGGATTTGACCCAGGTTGCACTCGGCCACGAACACCGTCTTGCGGCTGATTCCGTGCTTCTCGAGCAGGTTACACAGGATCATGTCATCGTGCCACGTCACCTCAAGAAGTTCTTTGAATTCAGGGAGGATCTTCTGGAGCCACCCCGCCTTGACGATGACCGACCCGTAACCCTCGAGGACATCCAGAGGCACTCCGTGCTGTCGGGGGAATTTTCCTTCAAAATAATTTTCAAAATTGAAACCGCTCAGCCCCCAAGCACTTTTGGGATCCGTCCGGAACCACTTCAGAAGGTTGGTCACCAATTTTGAATCATAATTGGTATCATCATCCACATAGACGATGAGATCTTCTGGGTCAAGGTGGGTAATGGGTCCCATGAACTTCGTGCCAGGCCCGAGGTCTTCGCAGTCCCTATTAATTTTCAATTTTGAATCAAAATTGGAAAGGTCCGGGAGTTGGCCGTCCCAATCTGGAAACCTATTGTACCTGGGGGGGATGTTGAGCCAGACCTCATGACACGTCTGACTCAGCAAATTTGGGATAACTCCTTGAAGTTTATCAAACCTCGGTGGGATAGTGGTCAGACTGACTATGACCTTCATTTATAAACTAAATGTTCATTCCTTTAGGTAATTGTCATCGCTAAAAAAGTCCTTCATACCTTCCGCGAGAGGGACGACAGCCTTCCAGTTGAGGAGTTGAAAAGCCGGATCTGGATCTTGGATGATGTGTTTGATATCACCGGGGCGTTCATCTGTATACTTCACCGGGCAATCAAAAAACTGGGCCACCTCATTGAGACTGTGATTTACACCAGTGCACAAGTCAACAACACCAGTTTCTTGACGGTTCATGGCGGCCACGTGACCCGCCACGATGTCGGATACGTGCGTAAAGTCCCGGCTCTGTGTGCCGTCCCCGGTAATTTCAATGTACCCATTTTCCTTTTTGCACTTCCGTAGGGCCGAAAACACATTGGGTGAAGGACCGAGTTCGGATTGCCGAGATCCGTACACGTTTGAATTTCTGAGGCACATTACGGACATGCCGTACATGTCGGTGTAGACCCGTCCGAGACCTTCCAGTGCCTCTTTTGACGAACGATAAGGCGTGAAAAAGGCGTAAACTACATTGGAAGAAGTCATGACGACCCTCTTCACTCCATTTAGCCGCGCCGCCTCGAGGACGTTCAGAGAACCCATAACATTCGTTTGATATGCCAGAATGGGATCCTCAATGCACCACGGGGTCCGTGCAATTGCAGCGAGGTGGAAGACGCCATCCACGCCTTCAAAATATGGGAGAATTTCATCCAAGCTTCTGATGTCACACTTGTGGAACGCCGCCTTTGAATTCACATACTTTTCACAACCACTCAACAGATTGTCAAGGACGATAACTTCGTGACCCTGGTCAATGAGTGCGTCCGCCAGGTGACTGCCAATGAATCCAGCCCCGCCAGTGACGACGTATTTCATGTAATATTTGTGCGTTTTTTTTCTTTAAAGAATCTACTCATTCACAACTATATGATTATAGTTACTAATCACTGGAAAGAGGATATGGAGTGGCTCAAAAAGTCAAAGTTTCCAGTTGTGATGATGGACAAGGAGGGATCAGCGCCCAGTTGTTTCGAGCCATGGATGGTGCTTCCAAACAAGGGCGGGGCGGAGAGTTCTTATTTTAAATATATAATAGAAAACTACGACAACTTACCAGATCACATTGCGTTTTTGCACGGTCACGAGACGGCCTATCATCAAGTCCATGACCGTCCTCTTCTTGAAGTTATTGAAGGTGCGAATCTCGCTCATGGATATATACCATTAAATGGGTGGGTCAGATTTTACAGATTTCAAAATGAGGACGGGGTTATGAATTTACCGCAATTATGGGACGATTTTAAACTTCCTCAAGAAATCAAACCACGTATTAATGCTGGTATAATTTTTCAACCAAATTCTCAGTTTATTGTCTCTAGAGAGAGGATTCGCCGATTCCCTAAAGAACTCTATGAACACATGTATAACGTGATGCTCAATGAAGATCAAGAATGGTGCCCCAAGGCGAATATGATGATAGGTAGGCACTACGCCTTGTTGGAAAATATTTTTCACATAATGTATGGGGTCGGACCTATTCATTTCCACGACCCGACATGGTTCAACTTCGACTACACGCCCCGTCTATGGACTGGTCATACGGTAGAAGAGGCGCAATTTATCGCATCTCTCAATTTTCCATTACGGATTTAAGACGATAAATTTTGTCCGGAACTTCCATGCACTTTTCATTTGGAAACGAGACCCGAATAGATTGCATGAATAAGGCTCCATTATAAACCTCAGTGAATACTATATTGCCATCGGGAACGTGCGCAAGTTTCATTATAATTTCATATGGAAATATGTCGTCTTTGAACAACTTGAATTTTAGAGGCCACTTGGCGTCTTCAATTTTGTACACAATCTCATCTTCCCGTGTCATAACCTTTTTGAGAAGGGTCAGGTCGGTACCCTCTTCCACTACAAAGGAAACTGGACGCTCACACGGGTCCCAAAAATTAATATCAAGTTCTGGGGCGTCCTTTCGGCACTTGGCGTCCAGGGGTGTGGGGAATTTTTGGGTCGTTGGGACGGCCGTCACGAGATCTTTACGAACGTACGTGCACTCTAGATACCTGGGCATGACGTGTACACGGTCAATGTACATCCAGGGTTGATTATGGCAATTGTTTCCGTGAATATGCACAAGATAAAACGTCTCATTCAGTTTATTAATTACATCTGAATGACCTTCTTGGAGTTCGTGAAACTCCACGATAAGTTGGCTGACTCGTGAGAGATCGGCACTCCGAAGAACGTCCCACTCGGCTCCCTCAACGTCCATTTTTAGAATAAAATTGGAACCGTCCGGAACGAAACGCTTGACGTGGTTCTCTAGGCTGCAGAGGGGTGGTGCATCAATCGCGCTAATTCCCTCTTTGATGTACGTGACATTTGGTCCGGTCTCGGGGACCTCGTCAATTGTGTGATCAAAAATATGAGCCTTAATACCCCACGCTTCCGTGAGCTCGTTCTCAAACGAGACGTCCTTGTCCACCCCGTACCCCAAAAGGTGGGTGGCTCCGAGAGGGTCATTGTGGATGACGTATCCGCCATCTTCGTTTCTCCCGTAGCGCTTCATGTTACCAACATCGTATGGTCGCAGTTCCATATATTGTTAAAAAAGTGGTTCTCTTTTAATAATAAATGTTGACCGACCGTCAAGTCGCTATTCTTTTCAAGACTTTCAGGACGGCTCAAATTTCTATGTTAATTTCAGTCATGCTTCTCACTTCAGTGATAACATGTAAATTGTCGAGCGAATCAGGGCGGTTATCTCGTCCTGAATGTTCTTCAGATACGTGTCCCCCCGTGGAAGGCGCACCGCCCGTACTCGCGTCAGAAGCGCCTTGAAGTACGGCTTGGCCTTGGCCGGGTCCTTCATGAAGCGCTTGTTGATGCTGACGCGGCGGAGGCGGCCGTACTTACCCATGTACGCCTCGGCCCATGCGTCAAGAAGAGGGACGATACCCTCGTAATAAGCCTGCAGAGCCTTGTGCTGGGCGAAAGAATTGGTCATAAGATGGAAGGCGTGCGCCTGGGTCCGAGAGTTCATAAGCATTCCAACGTAGCGATTAGCCATCTTGTCATTTTCCAATATTTATTTCTGATCCAATAGTAGAGATGGTCTTTACAGAGACGATCTTCCCACCAGGGAAGGTGCTTTACAAAGGGCTCGAGGGCATACCCTGTCAGGTGCTCCTGCGTGACACGCGGTTCTTTTACCTTACTGAGAGTTACCCGACCGCCAAGAACTATGGAAACCTCTGTGGATTTCGCGTCAAAAAGACCCTCCGTCTGTTCGATCTGACGCACAAAAATGTCACGACACTCATGAGCAGCAAGTATCCTATATCAAAGGATACTAAGGGTCTACTTCGTATAGTTCTCGGTACTGGTATAACTATCGGTGAGCAGGTGGCTGCGGTCCGTGCCCTTTTGGGAAAGAACGCAGGGAAGCTTCCCAAGGATACAAACACGCGGGAGGGTCAGCGTCTGAGTTACAAGGAACTCAACAAAAAGGCATTTGGTGCCCTTGCCAAGGAGTTTCTGATTCCAGAAGGCTACGACGGGTACTACGCTCCGGCCAAAAAGTCCGTCTTCCATGGCGGTACATTTCATCATGAAATTATGTTGAATAATGCGTACCAGAAGATTGAGCGACTGCGTGGACCCGCTCCGGTCATATCCGAAAAGTCATTCTCTTCGGCTCTTCCCCGTATTTTTATGGATTATTGTAAAAGCACCACCCGTCTCACAAAGGCTTATGGTGGTGGTATGACGATATTTTGTACCGGCGGTATGGGCGTCCGTCTGTACCTGGCTGCACTCGGAAAGGATCTTCCGCCAAAGATTCGCCGCACGAACGATTTTGATTTCACATTCGCAGTGCCCCGCCAACTCTCTTCTGAGAAACTCGTGTCCACTTACGCCCTTGCTATGCGCACAATCATGTACGAGCACCTGAGTGCATTTGTGAGATACCTGAACAGACACTATCAGGGTATTAACGCGTCACTCCGTGTGAATCGTTTCAAGCGTTCCAAATACGACGCGCCCCGTATCCAGGTTCCAGGGACGGGCCGACGCGTTTACCAGGTTATGACATGGCAGATTATCACCGGTAAGAAGGAGGTGACTGACCTGGTGGACACGGCTCTGGCCGTTTATCCACACGCTTCACGTGACATGCTCCACTTGCCCTTTTCATACAAGGCGGGAATTCCAATTCAAAAATTGAAATACCAGCTCAAGGACTCTCTGGCTCTGCTCTCAGGTTCGTTCCTCCACAAGGGTCTAATTTCAAAACGAAATCCATTGACCGGTGAGGCCAAGGAAAAGGGTCAGAAGAACGCTGAACGGGTCAAGGCCCTCATGAAAGTCATACGGTCAAAGCGCAAGTACTATGCAAACCTTGCACCCATAGCCAACTCTACTATCCCTCTTCTGGTGAACCTCAATCTCCGCAATGCCCGTGGAGCTCGACGTGACGCAGTCGCCGTGAATAGAGCGCTGAAAAAAATCAAATGAAAAGAGTAGATGTGGATATACTTTGCTCTTTTGACCCTGTTGATTCTTTTAACATGGGTGGTTGTGACGTGGCGAACAAATGGCCGTGGATTCGCATCGGTCACGAGTTCATGGGACCCACCAGCGGTCATTAATTCAGTTCTGACCCGTGAAGATTGTAAATATATAATTGAAAAAGCAAATTCATTATTTACGCCAAGTACGGTTGTGGGTAGTTCGGCGAATGACCCTTCGCGGACCAGTGAAACTGCGTGGATTCCAAAGACCGATCCAATTGCCCGTAAGGTTTTCGCCAAGGCGTGTGAAATGACGGGAAAATCCATGGATTGTTGTGAGGATCTTCAGGTTGTCCGGTACAAACCCGGCACCTTTTATAAGGCCCATCACGATTCGTGCTGTGATGGGTCCCAGGCGTGCAAGGATTTTGAATCTCAGGGAGGTCAACGCATAGGCACCCTCCTCGTGTATTTGAATGACGAATTTACAGATGGTGAGACGCACTTCCCAGATCACGGTGACGTGAAGATGAAGGCTGATCCTGGCTCTGCAATCTTTTTCCGACCACTCGCTTCCGATTGTGCCAAGTGTCACCCCAGGGCTCTCCATGCGGGCCTGCCTATTTCTTCCGGTACTAAATATGTATGCAATGCGTGGGTCCGAGAGGGCACCTTTTCTTAAAAAAACGTGTCATGAGAGCGTCACAACAGCGAAGACCTTCTTAAAGATCACCAAAACAAACACAGCCTCCCTCAACACACGAGCTAAAATCGTGTGTTGTGCGAGCCACTTAAACCCAAGCCAACTTTCAACACCAAGAACAAACAATGGCCTCCTTCGCTGACGCCGTCAGTGCCCTGGTTGCCGAGCGCGACCGCCAGTTCATTGAGCGCATCGCCAAGGAGTACAGCCTCGACTTTGCCGAGTTGAACCAGAAGTACCTCGAGACTGCCGAGGTGGCCATCAAGGTCCCTCGCAAGTACACAAAGAAGGCCAAGTCTGTGGAGGTGGTTGAGGGCGAGGCCTCCGCCGCCACTGAGGTTGCCGCCAAGGCCCCCAAGGCCTCCAAGGACAAGCCGTGCTGTACCGCTCAGACGAGCAAGAAGGAGCCGTGCAAGTTCAGTGCCCTGAAGGGCGAGGTTTTCTGCAAGCGCCACCTCAAGCAGTCCATGGGTGAGGTTGAGCCCGCCGAGCCCAAGGCTAAGAAGGAGCCCAAGAAGGCGGCCAACAAGAAGCCCGACCAGCCGGTTCACTCCCACCCTCTGAGCGAGACAGACGAGGCGTGTGACCTGTGCGCCTCTCACGGAAACCCGCTGGAGGAGGTTGAGCAGGACTTTGAGATTGTGAAGCCTGGTCCCGCGGCCGGCCCGGTCAAGGAGCCGACGGTGGCTCAGCGCCTGGCTGCGATGCTGGAGGAGGTTGAGGAGGACGCGTCTGATGACTCGGCCTCGGAGCTCGGCTGCGATATCATGGAGGAGGAGTACGAGGAGGAAGATTAAAAGGGGATCATCTCACGGAGAACACGAACATCTGCGCGCAAATGAGCAAAGTCAGTTTTTTGTAATCGAATAAATGTTATGAACCAAAGAGTAATCATCGCCGTCCATACGAACATATTCTCCTCCTTTTGCGTCTTGAATTTGTAAACCGGCCCCACAATTTTTCCAAAAAATGTCTCCTCATCACACGTCTTGCCTGTGACCAGTTTCTCCATCTCAGTCAGAGCGCAAACCGATTGATTAGTAGCCCAGTGAAGTAATATAAATGGAACTATGAGGAGATGCATAGTCAACATATATTCACTACCCACGAATGGAGCTGAAATGAGAAAAATAAAAACAAGTAAATGAATAATTTTTATAATGCAAGACACGAACATACCTATTATGGGCATCCAAAAAAAATGTGTCGCGTACCCGCCAAGTATACGTGCGATGACTATAGAGTCAACAAACAAAATGGCCTTCAAGCGTCCGAACCCCCGTCCTCGCCGGTCCTTCCCCACCCAGTTCGTGTCAACCACATTGCCTGGGGGTGGCGTGGCTTCACAGTGGGCTAGTGTTCCTATCAAGACGCGCGTCCCTTCTGGTCACCCCAGTGTGGTCGGTGGGATCATTGACAAAATGCGCCAAGGGAACCACCCTACTCGGCCCGCCGAAACCAAGTGGACCCCGCCCATGGACTACAAGTTCATCGCCCGGTACATGAAGAATCCCGAGCCTTTTATCAAGAAGTGCGAGGCGTGGCACGAGCAAAACCCTCCTCGGGAGGAGGAGGCTCTCACCACCAATTCAGTTATAAATTACGAACCGATCATTGAGTTGTATAGCAAGTGGGACAAGGTTCCTCCCCTTCCCGAGCTTGAGAAGGCATGGCGGCTCGCAGGGTACACAGAGGAGCGGATCCAGAAGGCCATCGCTCGCCGTGAGAAGCTGGAGGCAACCTCGGAGGAGCGTCAGGCAATTTTGGACCAAATTTTCATCAAATTCCCGAGCGCGAGCAAGCCGGTCCCCAAGCCCAAAACGAAGAAGGCGATCAAGGTTGTTAAAAAGAAGATGCCCAGTTCTAATAATGAATAAACGATGGGCAGATATGACGGACGACGACCCCATAGACCCATATGTTTGTGAACCCCCCCTTGAAATACCAGTCACCATTTCCAAGCACGGCATCAAAGTCTCTTACGTCCCGCCCCACCAGCGTCAGGATAAAACCAAGCCCCCTGTAGTAAGTAAGAAATGAGTTGCGAGGTCTGTTGTGAAACTTTCAACCGATCAACGCGAAGTAAAATAGTCTGCCCGTATTGCCCCTTCAGCGCATGTTCTGGATGCACTGAACGGTACCTTCTTGACACGACACAGGATGCGCATTGTATGGCGTGTCACAAGGGATGGAGTCGTGAGATTCTCGTGAACAATTTTACACAAAAATTTGTGAGTCACGGCTACAAGGCTCGTAGGGAGTCCCTGTTGCTCGAGCGCGAGAAGAGCCTCATGCCCGCCACTCAGCCCTATGTAGAGATTGAACGTCAAGTGCGTCGCATAACTTCTGATATAGCTCATAAGCGAAAGGAACTAGAGGGCCTCAATCATGCGTGGGGAAAGATTGAGAGCCTCCCACTCGGCCCTCTGGCGGTTGAGAATGGTCTAGTGCACGAATTCGACGCTCTTATTCTTCGGCACAAGATGGGTCAGGATCATCGCAAGATGGTCAGCAATGTCATGATAGATATTCAGCACATGGAGTGGTGGCAAGAGCGTTTGATGATGCGGCTCCATGGTGATACTATTGATCACGAGAAGCGTCAGTTTGTACGAGCGTGTCCGGCCCCCGAGTGTCGTGGGTTCCTGAGCACGTCGTGGAAGTGTGGTGTGTGTGACAATTGGGCCTGTCCAGAGTGTCACGAGGTTAAGGGCGCCAACAAGGACGATCCACACACGTGCGACCCGAACAGTGTCGAGACGGCCAAGCTTCTCGCCAAGGACTCTCGCCATTGTCCAAAGTGCGCTGCAATTATTTTCAAAATTGACGGCTGTGATCAGATGTACTGCACCCAGTGTCACACGGCTTTCAGTTGGCGGACCGGTCGCATTGAGACTGGGGTGATTCACAATCCTCACTATTATGAGTACCATCGCCAGCGTGGGACCCTTCAGCGGAATCCAGGGGATGTTCCTTGTGGCGGCTTTCCAGCATGGCACACTATACAGGCTTTGACTCCACGGACCCATCATTTATATCTCAAAATTGCCAACGCCCACCGGACATATGCTCATTGCATGTGGGTTGTCACACCCCGATACACGACGGGGAACGGGGACAATCGCGACTTGCGTATCAAGCTCATGATAGGAGACATAAGCGAGGATGAATTCAAGAGGAAAATTCAGCAGCGCGAGAAGGCCCGGCAGCGCAAGACTGAGATCGTCCAGGTCCTAGAGATGTTCACGACCGTTCTTAATGACCTGTTCCAGGCGTACGTGAATGACAAGAACATTGACGCGATTTACGTTTCACTCAACGAACTCAGGGCCCATTTTACGAACACCATGAAGGCGGTATCCAAGCGCTATACGAATTGTGCAACCCCTACCTTGACTGAAAATTTTGATATGTATTAGTAGAAAATGATTTGGTGGATAACATTTTTCATCACAATCACAATATTACTAGCCATAGTAATAGTGGCTAATACTCGCCCATTCCCAAGCCCAAGTCCCACATGGCGGTCGGATGCCATACCAAAGATCATCCACCAGACGGCCCCAGCCAATACCGACAAATGGCATCCTGTATGGAAACAATGCCAGAAGAGTTGGCAGAAGCACTTTCCAGATTATGAATACAAAATGTGGACGGATGAAGATCTGGATGACATAGTGCGGATAAAGTATCCATGGTTTTACCCCACGTTCCAGAATTACGATAAGAAAATTAAGCGAATTGATGCGGCTAGATATTTCATTCTGTTTGAACACGGTGGGATATATGCTGATATGGATTTTGAATGTTTGAGGAATTTTGAGCATGAAATTCCAAGTGGAAAAGTGTCCATCGCGGAATCTCCGGCTAAAAATGACGGTCGCGGTGAAACTCATCAAAATGCTCTTATGATCAGCCCTCCTCGGCATCCATTCTGGAATACAGTATTCAAAGAGCTCGAGAAGAACTCAGATCATCATGATGTTCTTTATGCAACTGGACCTCAAATTATTGTTAATTCAATTAAAAAATGTGATGAAGGGATGGTGAACTCACTGCCTTATACGAAATACGCACCCCTTTATAATAATAAAGACTTCAAGCCATTATGGCAGACGGGTGAAAATATCATAACCGCCCCCAAGGACAGTAGTATTTATACACGCCATCACGGTACAGCCGTCTGGGGGGATTTTAGTAAAAATTCGCAGATATAAGTAGATGGACACCCGACTAGTAATTATTGTGGCTCTTGTGATTTTGATAATTCTGGTTGTGTGGTCCAGACGGACCGAGCCGTATACCGAGGCTGGTATTCCCAAAACTATATGGACTTACTGGGATTCTGATGATCTCCCTGAATTTATTTCAAAATGTATAGCCAAGTGGAGACGGTTGAATCCCGACTGGTCAGTAGTGGTACTTACCCCAAGTAATTTGAAAGAATATCTTCCCGAGACGGACATATTTAAATTTAAATTTGCAGACACCAAACCACGGACGTCAGACTTTGTGCGTCTTCACATTTTGGCCAAGTATGGAGGAGTATGGGCGGATGCGTCAGTTGTTCCTACCCGTTCATGGGACTGGGTAATTGACGAACAGAAATTGAGGGGGTCTGACTTTATAGGGTACTATCGTAAGGGTGTGACGACCCGTCCTGATTACCCAGTCATTGAGAGTTGGTTCTTTGGATGCCCTAAGGGATCTCAATTTGTTTCAAAATTAAGAGACGAATTGGGGACCATGAATTCTCTGGAGAAGGAGTCCGACTACAAGGAGAATGTCAAGCAGCGTGGGGTGGACCTACAGGATATACCTCAACCCGACTATCTGAACATCTATCTATCGGCCCAAGCAGTCATGCAGACCCAGATGACCCCGGAGGAAATCAAGCGGAAAATTCACGTGTACCCATCCGAGGATGGGCCCTTCAAGCACTCGGTCACCAATGATTGGGAACCAGCGGCAGCGGTCAAGAGTCTTTGCAATCTTGAAACTCACGAGTTGCCCGACGTTATAAAGATATACGGCAACGAACGAAGGGCCATGGATTCAGATCCAAAATTGAAGTGTGCCCAAAAGATCCTGGACTAAAGACTAATTTCAAATATAAATATAATGGAACGGGCTATGACCGGTTTGATCCACAAGGTGTGGGTGATACGGTCACGGCCCGAAATGGCTCTTTTAATTTTAAAACAAATTACAGAGGACATAAGGTCTTACACTTCCGCGGTGATCCAACAGGAGTGTGCTAATATTTCACCCAAAATATATATGAAGAGGTCGGAGTCGGCACCAGTGTTGAGAGTGTAAAAAAAGTGTGATGTGCTGGTCAAGGTTGTGGCCGGTGAGGGAATTTCAGATCAAAACACAATGGCTCTCACCGACCTCCAGACCCGTGTGCTGGCTGCCCTCATCAAGAAGAACGAGGGTACCGCTACCAACGATGACCTAGTCATCATCGACCTGTACATGGCTTCTCTCGAACCCACTCCGACCCCGACCAACCACAACTTGGTCGGTGCCGTAGTTATGAAGGATTTCGCCACTGGCAAGTTCAAAGGCAAGGTCGTCGATCACGACGATTTTGGGTTCCTGATTGAGTATGAAGATGAGGACGCTGAGCACCTCTCGGCCGAAGAGGTTGAGGAAATCCTGTACACACCCGAGCCCATCAACCTGTGCGACAAGATTGAGTGGATCGAGACGAGTGGGTGCAAGGCCCAGTCTTTCGCCAAGGTGTGTCGTGAGATTGTGAACGACCGTCCTCACATGGCTCACGAGCTCGCTAATATTTACTGGGAAATGGGAAACCATGACGTCACATACGACGGTGAGTTCGATGTGGCGGACATAACCCCGAGTCTGTGGCGTTTTCTTGGTCATTCTGACCCGGAGAAGATGTACTGGGCTAAGCGTGTCCTCGAGACCCTGGCGACCCGTTCATGAATTTCGAAAATAATTCCTTCCTAAAAACCTGAACAAGATTGAAGAGGTTCCCTGTCCCTCTCGAGACTGGTTGTCCCTTTCGTTTGTACCAAATTTTTTTGAGAATTTCTTGATGTTCATCAAGGGTGACATTGATAAGTACA